GAAGCAGCTACGAATTGCAAGTTCTACAATTATTAGAATTAAATGAAAAAGTTACATGCTTTGAGACAGAGCCGTATCATATGACTTTTGAGACAGATAAAAAAAAGAAAAAATGTTATGTTCCTGATATAATATTTACAACAACTAGTGAAGAGCAATTTATTTTAGAAATAAAGCCAAAGATATTTTTAGAAAGATTTAATGAAGAAAAAGGTAGATATATAAAAGAATTACATAGTAATTTTTTTATCATAACAGAAGAGATAATATTTAATAAGGAGAAATTTTATGAATATTTTAGAATCAATTAGTCAGAACAATAAAAAGATTCCGCTAGACTATAGACAAATAAAAACGCTTGATGAAATAAAAATAGACTTAAAACATCTAAACTGAAATGAAGTAACAAACGAGCATCTTTTTAATCTGCGCTCGTTAATTATGCCAGAGTCAAAAAAGATTATTAAAATAGAGCTAATTAGTGATGTTGATACAGGTGATTTAGAAATAGATGATATGTCTCACTCATATTGAGTAAATGGAGTTCCAACTCATAATACGGTAAACATTCCTGAGCATTATAGTTATGATGATTTCAAAGAGCTCTATTTAACTGCTTGGAGAAGTGAAATTAAAGGCTTAACTACATATAGAGCTAATACAATGACTGCAGTACTTGAAGAACAAAAGACTCATGAATATCAATCTGAACTTGAAGAAATGTTTGTTAAGTCAAATGGCGATGTAATTAAAGAAGATGTTAAGTTACCAAAAGAATATTATTCTAAGGGATACATAAGAAGAGATAAAAATAAGAAGAAGTGGTATATCAATATCGCATTCGCCGATAGCAAATATCAAAAACCTTATGCCATGTTTGTACATACAAACTCTTATGAGTCGACTGAAGTTGCAGGTAAAGTAATAGAAGATATGGAATCTTTATGTAGAAATAAAGGTATTAAAGAAGAATTAATTGAAAGACAACGTAGTAAATATTCAGGTCAAACAAATGTAAATAAGATAGCTAGAGCTATTGGATTAGCACTAAGACATAATGTTCCAGCATTTGAAATAGTAGGAATATTAGAAGAAAATCCAGATGGATTCTCATCATTTTTATTTCATGTTAAAAAATTATTAAGTAAGTTTATTAAAGATGGAACAAAGATAGAGAATGAAGTTTGTCAAGCTTGCAATACAAAAAATATCATATATCAAGAAGGATGTAAAATGTGTCTTGAGTGTGGATGGAGCGCTTGTGGATAAGACAAAAGAAGAAAGCTATAAAATGTATGAAGAAGATTGGGAATTCAATAAAGCAGTATGAGAATTTCATAATGAAGTATGAAGGACTAAATCCGTTGCATACAAAAGAGTTATTGAAGAAAATTGTCCAGAATTATTAGAGGTTGTAGGAAAGGAAATATTAGAGAAAGTTATAAAGATAAGAAAAGAACTTATGCAAGAGCAAAAAAGAATAAAAGAATACTATAGACAAGATGTGTAAATTTAAAGTTAAACACCAATATGATGATTATATTGAAGCTTGAGCTCAGGCTGTTTATGATAGTAAAATCGCCGGGAAATTTTAAGTTACTATTTTTATAAATTACCTTATATTATGTATGTAGGATAAAAGGAGGTTATGAAAATGAGAAAATCGATAGAGAATGTTCAGAGAAGAATTAGAAATACTGAAGGTGAAGAGAAGAGAGAGTATCAAAAGCTATTGAAGATTTACGTCGAAGAAGGATTAGATTTTTTCCCATATAATTATGTAGATGTTTACGAAATGGCATGTGGACATTATGAAATTTTACAAAGTCCGTTTCCAGAAGAGATCAAGGATCGTCCAAAGTGTAGTAGATGTATGATGGGAACACATCCAGATCAGTTAAAGTATAAAAATTGGGGAGTATAAAATGAATAAAAGCGTAAGCGAAATACTTATTGAAATGAGAGCAACAAATTCAAAACTTGACAAACTCAGAATATTGACAGAAAACAAAGATAATGAACTTTTGAAAAACGTTTTATTTTATGCATACAATCCATTCTTTAATTATTACCTCAAGAAAACAAATGGCATATTAGAGCGTGCAGTTGAAAACACAGATTACCATATTAGAACAACTTATGATATGTATCAAGATATGTTCGATTTTCTTGATAAGTTAAGAGCAAGAAAAATTACTGGTCATTCAGCATTAAATGAAGCTGCAGATGTTTATTCGTTTTTAAATGATGATATCAAAAAGATATTCTTGTTAATTCTTACTAAAGATTTGAGAGCTGGATTTAGTGCTTCAACAGTAAATAAAGTTTGGAAGAAGCTAATTCCAGAGTTTAAAGTTGCATTAGCTTCAGGTGAAAAAGAAATCAAACATATTCAATTCCCGGCAATTTGTCAACTCAAAGGTGATGGTCGAAGAACAATAGTATTTTACGACGTCTCAAACGATAATTTTGAAATTTATACACGCTCTGGCAAGAGAGATGGTAAACTTGAAAAACCAGAAATAGCTGCTCAGTTTTCAATTCTCTCATGTATGATTAGAGTTCAAAACTCTTGTGAAAGTTTTGTTTTTGATTGTGAAGCTATCATGGAAGATAGTCATGGAGATCCATTTGATAGGAAAATCTCGAATGGTATTTTGAATAGAAAAGAAATTAGTGCTGAAAATCTTGCTAAAGTTCGTTTTTTGATCTGGGATGTTATTTCAAAAGAGGAGTTTGAAGATCATAAAGGAGATTCAACTTACGGTGAGAGATTTAATCATCTAAGTAATGCTTTTGAACAAATGGAAGTAGACAAAACGAAGCATAAAAATTTAAAAATAATTCCATCTCAAGTAGTATTTACACTTGTTCATGTAAAAAGAATAGCTGAAGAATACATTTCAGAAGGTTTTGAAGGTGCAATATTGAAAAATATAGATGCTCCTTATAAAGGTAAGCGAACAAGAGATCAAATAAAGATCAAAGCAGAACATGAAGCAGATTTAATTGTTGTAGACTGGCAAGAAGGTACTGGAATAATGAAGGATTATATGGGTGCTTTAGTTTGTGAATCAGCAAGAGGAAAGCTTAAAGTAAGTGTTGGAACCGGATTTTCATATCATGATAGAGGTTTTACTATAGTTGATACAGATACGATGGAAACAAAAAGAGTATCACATAAGATGGATAAAGAGAATATCGTTGGAAAAATAATTACTGTTAAGTATAATGAAGTCATTGAAAATGCAGCCGGTGAACATAGCCTATTCCTTCCTCGCTTTATTGAAGTTAGAGATGATAAGGAATTTGCTGATAGTTTTGAAAAAATAACTGAGGAAATGTAAAGTGGAACAGAAGAAGAGATATTAGAATGAAGGTTAAAGAATTAAAATTAATATTAGAGCAATATAATAATGAAGATCTTATATATATTGAGTTAAGTCCTGGAGCATGCTATAAGATAAGTCATGGCGATTTAAGACCTTCCAAACATGATGATGATTATTTTGAAATCAGATCGTGTTATAAAGATCCTGCAACAAATTCGCCAATATTAGATATTGAGTAAAAAGGAAAAATATGTTACCAACAATAGAAAAGAAATGAGTAGTACAAAAGATACAGAAAAACGAACACCTAGTAACTATTCTTGGAAAAAGAAATCTTAAAAAAGTTCAAACTTTTTTAGGCAAACCATATAGTTATTATTATAAATCATTAAAATATTACCCAGATAGATGTGAGATGTGATCGTTTATAGTAAGTGATATGCAACTTAGTGAAGTTAAGAAACAAGTAGGATAAAAAGAAAGAAAATGAATAGAGATGACAGTAGTAATATATCAATAGTAGCCAACACTCAAGGTTGAGAAAAACCCACGTGTTCCAGTAATGTTGTACTCTATTTTCTCGAAACTATTAATGAGGAAGAAATGTTAGAAAAGTATTGTCCAGAATGTGGTACATTAAGAGTGTTGAAGGATAAGTTTTGTTCAAATTGCGGCAGAAAATATCAAGCGATAAATCAAGAAAACAAAGGTGGTGATATAAAAAATAAAGGTAATGCTAAAAGAAAGATATTACTTGATTAATTTTTTTATTAATATTTGAAAAATAAAAAGCCTCCAATGTATTGTTAATTCTTACTAATTGAAGGCTTATTTTTTTATATATTATTATCTACTGTATATTCATAGATGTTTTTTAAGAATTTTTTAAATGCTTTGTGGTCTCTCATTCATCCTACATATGAAAAAAATACATAAGAGTGTTTAGGATTAAGATATTTCCTTCATTCTTTAATATAGCGTTTTATATCATCATCACTAAATCCATTTTCTTTAAATTCACTATATGCTTGACTAGCAAATGCCATAATCTCCATTGGAGCAGAAAGATATTTAACAACTTGCTCAGGATCGACTTCAGCTATTTTATTAACGATTTTTCAATATTTTTTTGGATTATCTTTATTCTTTGCATATATCTTATCAAATTGATAGATATGAACAAGCTCATGCGATAAGTATCCTTTAATTATTGAAACGAACAATTTCCATAATTTATCACCTTTTGTAAATGGAAGTATTATCTTATCATTAACATATATTGTTACATCACCCTCATTACTACCAGTGGTGTTAACGATGCCGACTTTCTTATCTCTTGTTTCATATGATTTTTCTTTTGTAAGTACTCAAACCATCTCATCAAATAACTCGGTTTTTTTAGCTAATGTTATTGCTTTTTTATTTAGTAGATTTACTATTTTTGGTGAATTGTCTTTTTCTTTGCTGTTATCAAAGCTGTTGAATATTTTATAAACGCCATTAAGATATTCTTCAATAAATTTTAGATCTACTTTAAAAACAGACTCTGTAATTATTTTTGCTAATTTCATCAGATTTTTAACTTAATGCTGATTTTAATTTACTAAGTGCTCTTCGATGAATAGCTAATACTCCAGGGTCAGTAATACCAAGATATTTCGCCACTGCAGCATTGGTTACTTTGCCTTTAGAGCTTTTAACTTTATCTTCTTCTCGAGAATCAAGTAGCCCATAAAAAGCCTTTATAACAAACTGCTCTTTACTATTAAGAGCTCTCATTCCTCTTTTCATGAAAGAACTCATAAATTTTTCCTTTTCTCTATCTGAATACATATTAGTAGCATTTGGATCTGCTATTAAATCACTAATACTTTTTCCATTAGATCCAGTTCCTAGTTTGATATCCATAGAGCTACTTTTTTTATCCATTTCATGAGCTGATTTTGTTAAGAATCTGCTAGGATTAGTAATTACTTCATTAAGTCAATGTCTTAGATATGTATAGAATCTTACATTTTTATTTGCATTAAATTTATTAATTGCTTTAGCAAAATTAATAATCATAACATTGAATACTTCTTCTGTAGAAATATTCTTATCAATTTTTTCAAGTCTACTTTTGTTATTCATTATTAGTTTCAGCATATATTTTGATTGTGCTCTAATTAATCTATCGAATGCACGAGGATCTTTTTTCTTTTGATATCTAAGTACTAGTTCTTTTTCTTCATCAGGATCATCAATAGGTTCATATCTCTTAATATAGTAATGAATAGGAGATGAAGACTCTACGTTTCTAATATCTTCTCTTGTTAGTAGACGTTTATCAGTTTTTTGTTTCGATATATTTTCTAGTAGAGATTTAAATTTACTTGTATTATATTTTTGTGTTGTTAGATATATCATGCTATCAATAAGTGTTATCATTTTAATTACTTCCTTTAGTTTGTTTTTTATTATTCTATTAATAATAAATATGTATAAAAAAGAAAAATAAGTTTAAAATTTATATAAATTTGTTACTATTTTTTACTTTTCTATTATATTATATATGTAATTAGGAATTTAAAAAAAATAACTTGGAGGTTATGAAAATGGAAGCAGTAAATTATGAGAAGATAAGAGACGAGCAAATTGAAAGACTAAAGAGTTTACTTTGGAATACTGAAATGCCTGAAAGTAGAAGATTAAGTATACTCTCATTAACAACTGAAATGACAATGACTGGGATTTCTGAAGGTCATGTTAAAGGATTTGATGAAGGTCATGTTAAAGGATTTGATGAAGGTCATGTTGAAGGATTTGAAGAAGGTTATGATGAAGCAGTAGCAACAACTCAAATGAATGAGGTATAATTATGAATGAATTAATAGAAGAGAAATTAGAAGAGATAATGACAATAGTCGCTGAGACTAATGGTGATTTTGAAGGCGATGAGAAAAAAGTAAGAGCAATCTTGGTTGAAATGTATACTGGTGGATATACCGAGGGATATCAAACTATGAACTGGAGCTGGAGCTAATGCAATTGAATATAGATGATTGTTAAAATTTAAATTATAAAGGTCTGTTTCTTCTCTTGTTAGTTTGTAAAGGTCAACGTGAAAGCATATTCATTCCTAGAATATGAGCCTTTGAAATGCCCGAGCAAAAGAAGAGGTAGTAAGACGGTGGAGCTGAAAAGTGGATAGCGTTGAAGCTGTTAGATCGTAAATCCAGATTACAGACCTTTAGTTTTTTAAAGAAGAGAATATATGTGCCCCTATAGTCTAGTGGTTTAGGACATCTGACTTTCGCTCAGATAGCCTCGGTTCAATTCCGGGTAGGGGTACCAAAATAAATTATAATCTTTTAAGGGACAGTAGATTGCAGAAATACAGAATATATGCCAACTAGCTGCCTCAACGTAAAAGAGGAGTTAAGGGAACACAAGAGTCGCTCTCTTGCCATATCCAATCGGTGCAAATCCGACATCTGTCTTTTAAAAAATTATAATCTTTTAAAAAAAAAAGGAGCGTGAAATGATTTTAATAGGAATAGTTATAGTTTTACTTGTGTTAATGCTTATTACATTGTTTAAAGAAATAAACCTTGGAGAAAATGGACCAAATCTTGGTGGAACATGTTTAATGTTTATTTGTCTTTTTGGTGTAGTTATCTGTTGTATTCTCGGGAATTCTTGGAGTTCTAATGTTACCATGCATGTAACATATGATGGTACAATTGAGCAATATCGAAGTGCTGTAACGATGTATGGTAATAAGGCAGAATTAGATGTTGGAACAGTAATTACTGATTTCAAATATCAAGGCTATCAAGAAAATATGGCATTGTTTATTCGTGATTTACGCACTGAGATAAAAGAGTATAATAGTATTTTGATAACGAAGAAAATGCAAAAAAGAAATATTGTAATAAGCTGGCTAATATTTTATGATGAAAAATTGCCATTAATAACTTTAAAAATGACTGAATAAAAAAATATTTCCGCCTGTAACTAACTGGCTTAGTAGCCGGCTTTTAACCGGTCGAAGAAGGTTCGATTCCTTCCAGGCGGACCAAAGATTATTTAAAAAGTAGGCAGTAGGAATTGTAGCATAAATGGCAAATGCATGGGCAAACCACGATTGCTGGTTCGAATCCGGTATCAGCACTAAATCGTTTTTTCATTTTTTAAATTTGAGGAAAACAACAAATGTCATATAAAAAGAACATGAAAGAATTTACAGGAATAGAACTTCCAATCATTAAGAATTGTAATATTGATCCAATATCATATAAGTTCAAAAGTGTTAAACCAATGAGTAAATTTGAATTTTTAATAAAGAGATTTATTCGTAGAGTTAGAGGTTACCATAGTATAGTAGAGTGGAATTGGAAACGTGTCATATAAAAGAAATATGAAAGTTTTTAAGGAATTTGAGTACTTTGGTACATGTAGTGGTAAAACTCAACTTTTGGCAAATGGCCATAGAAGTAAAATTGGTCTTTGGTTAAACGGAAAATATTCTCATTGATATAAAGCTAAAAGAAGTTGTAGAGATAAAAATTATAAATTAACAGCATATAGATATATGTATGAAGAGAAAATATAGTAAAGCAGGCGACGCGAAAGTCAAAAAACGAGGATTGAATGTGAATAAATTATACCCTTTGATTGCTAGTAGGTCGTCTATAATCAGTAGCTATGAAAATTAGCTATAAATGTAAATTATGTTTCTATCATTGCGATGGATAGTTTTTTATATTGCTTCTCCGGTGCAATTATCTGGTCTGGGTCACAACAGATGAGGATAGAAAACAACAGATAATGCTTTACTATTATTTTTAAAAATTAGCGGATATAGCTCAGAGGCAGAGCACCAGGTTTCCAACCTGGGTGTCGAGATTTCGAAATTCTCTATCCGCTCCAAAAATTATGAGAGGTAGATAAACGATTAGTGATTGCTTAATTATGCATAGTTGAGCTTTTAGACGGTCATGGAAATTCTGTTATATTAGCGTGGGTTGACACATTCTAATGTGATTTAGAGAGGGACGAACCCTCCACCTCTCGCCTAAATTATGAAAATGGGAAGTAGGTGTAGAAGGTAAGCACGTAAGATTGAAGCTCTTAAGGGATAGGTTCGATTCCTGTACTTCCCACCAAAATTTAAAAAGAAAAGAGAACATCGTTTATAGAGGTGTGAAAGGTTACGCCAGCTGTTTAGTTTATTCAAACCGAACAATGAATAGTTAAGCATACCGTGAGAACAGGTTACGCGATCTGTCAAAGCTGGATAGAGTTCTCTTTTTCTTTTTAATTATTTAATAAAGTTACTATTTTTTATAATTACCTTATATTATATATGTAAGATTTAAAAATTAATAACTTGGAGGTTATGAAAATGAAATTCGGAACACAAAAATCGACAGTTTATAAGTTAAGGAATGACTATAAGAATGGATACATATCTACGTCATTTAATGATAAATCTAAAATATCTTCGAATATAGCGGATGCTATTATATGTGATATTCCTTTACCACCATTATATGCAAAAGAATATCAAGACGGTACTTTAGAAATAATTAAAGGTGGAGAGAGCTTTCGTATTCTTATGGATTATATGGAGATAGGATCATATGGGGAGATGAAATTAAAATTTCAAGCTATTATTGAAGATTATATGTTAACAATACATATAATTAAACCTCCTTATGATGATGCAAAGCTTAAGATCTTAATGTCACTTTTGGAGGGATAATAAGATGAAAATAAAAATACAAAATACAAACAGTTCTTATAATAAACTGACATTGACAAGTGATGAGGCGATAGTATACAAGAAGCAAGCTATTACTGGAATGGTATAAGTATATTTCAAAATGGCTATAACAGAAGAGATTAGTAGAAACAATAGGAAATGTTATAGAATTAAATGGCTCAGAAGCTTATCTGGTAGAGCAGTCGGCTGTTAACCGAAAGGGTGCGAGTTCGAGTCCCGCCTGAGCCGCCAATAAAAATAGTCAGAGATATGCGGTTTGATTCCCTTCTTGTCCTCGGCGGAGGGCAGGTAGTTCAATTAGGTAGAGTACTGACTTTTAAAATAAGTATATAGAAAAAGGTTGTGTATAAATGAAAGTTAAAGAAAACGCAGAAGTAGTTAGCGTAGATGATTTCTGATATGATTTATTCCGTGGTGGATATATTGTTCCAGAGGAATTAGTTGATGAGAAGGATGCTAAAAAAGTGAGAGAAGCAATGGATATTATTGACGAATTTGAAAGTGCTTTGGAAGAGTCAGAATTAATAGAATGGAGATAAAATGCAATATCTAAAGTATTATAATTTGACTGTAGATGTTGTAAGAATAAATTTATATTAAAAAGAAAGCAAAGAAATAAATTGACCTTTACATAAGACTGATTAGCCGAGTTGAAAGAAGCTTCGCCTTCCTAAATTGATTAAGCTACTAAATTGGAAGTTCGCATGACCGCGGAGCTAGTGTAGGGGAACCTATTTTTGGTGCACGTAAAGAATAGGAGATGGGGAACAAACCATTTTTATAAAAATCTTGACCATGTTGAGACGCATGGATTGGTTAATTTATTTCGTTTTTTATTTAAAATTAGGAGACTATGGAACTTAAAGTAACAGAATCAAAAAAGCCAGAGTTTAATCTTTATGGAGAGTTACAAGATTTCGTTGACTTTCTTCAGATTTTACCGGGTAAGAAAGCAGAGTTAACTAAATATTTTCAAAAGCTTTATGAAGATAGAATGAGTCATGGATATGATATTGGAGTTGAAGAAGGAATATGTCAAGCAGAAACAGCTGCTGATCGAATAAAGAAAGAGTTTTATGATAGAGATTATACCAATGGGTATATTGTTGGTTATAATGATAGAATTGATGATGAGAGATTTATACCTTAGATAGAATAATAAAAGTGGGCTTGTCGCCTAACGGGATGGCACTTCCCTTGCAAGGAAGAATAATTGTCGGTTCGAATCCGTCCTCGTCCACCATTTTTAAATTAAAAAAGGAGGCTTAAATGCCAGCATATTATTATGATGATACTCCAGATTATATAATATCAAGAGAGTCGGAATTAGAGCAAATAATTCAAAACTGTTATAATACAATAGATCGATTAAAAAAAGAAAATGAAAGTCTTAAAGAAGAGTATAACATTTCGTCTACAGCAGCAACAGAAGTGGGTAAAGACAGAGAAAAGCTCATAATTATAAATATCACTCTAAGACAAGAGATAGAAAGATTAAGAACTACCCTAGCTAACAGACGGTCAGATAATGAAGGTCTTGTAGTTAGGAATAATGACTTAAAAGAAAAAATACAGAGTCAAACAGTTGAACTCATGGTTCTACGTTGTGAAGTCCGTGATATTCAAATAGGAGCTGATTTTTGGCATAAAAAATATAATAAGCTACTTATAGACACATATTCAAATGCTTTCCCTAATGTAAAGAGAAAATAAATGAAAGATATATTTGGACAAGATTTAGTAATAGGAAATATGTATATTAGAGCTCATAACTCTAATGGAAGTACTGATATAAAAATTGGTGAGTTAATAAAAATAAATGATAAGACAGTAACATTGGATATTCAGGTACGAGCAAGTGCCTATCGAGAAGAAGATGTTAAGCTAACTATAAGTACTTATTATAGAGCAAGAAAAATATGTGTTTATAGCAATTCATTATTTCCGTTTATTGAAGGTACTTCAATTGATTGGTTTTAATGGAAATAGTGATAATTCTAGGTAATATAGAGAAGAGAGAAACTGATGCAATAGTTAATGCTTCTAATAAATATTTATTTTGGGAAGATGTTACAGTTAATGGAGTAATTCATGTTGGAGCAGGAATGGAATTTACTAATTATTGTGCTGAGTGGATTAAAGGAAATATAGCATTAGAAACTAGTAAAGCGATGATCACTCCAGGCTTTAATTTAAAATCAAAATATATAATAAACACAGTTGGTCCAGTATTTCCGTGTCATGAAAATGAAGCGCCTGAACAGTTATGGGAGACAATATATAATTGTATGAAATTAGCTGATGATTATAATTGTAAAAGTATATCGTTTCCACTAATAAGTACTGGAGTTTTTATGTTTCCAAAAGAGCCTGCAATTGATATAATTCTAAATTCGGTTGTCGAATTTGGTAACACAATAAATAAAAATGTTGAAATGGTTGAAATAGTTGCATATACTAAAAGTGATTTTGAATTGATTAAAAAAATAATTGTTAAAGTAGATGATATAAATTTTAATTAGTTACTATTTTTGATCTTTATCTTATATTATAATTGATTGGTAATCAACTGTTTAATTGATTTTTTGAATTATGCCTATCAATTGCAGAAAATGATGTTTATTTAAGTTTAATATGTACATTTAGATTTATTAGGCACTTAGGCGGACGAAATCCAACGATGGGCGAATTTGTATGCATAAGTGATTCGATCTCATGATCCAAGCACCATCGCATCTGCCGAATTTTTTAATTTAAAAAAGATAAACGGAGGTTAATTTATGAAATTAAGTAGTAAAGAAATTAAAGAAAAATTTAAAGAATTAATACGTTTTGTGGATGTTATTGATGTGGAACAAGCAATAAAACGTATTAATGAGTTTTATGAAATTGCTCGAAATGAAGGATATGATGCCGGCTGGGATATATCAAAAAATTAAAAAATAAACTCGGGACTGTAGCCATCTGAGAAGGCGCGCGGCTGTCGCCCGCGTAAGGCGAGTTTGATCCTCGTCAGTCCCGCCAAAAATCCAGCTTAATAAACTAACGTCTGCATTATTAAGTTGAGCATTGAAAGATGCAGTAAACAACCTAAAATTATAATAAATGGGTGGCAGGCCGAAACGGAACACCTGAATCTTTGACGAACACTTGGTCATTGAGGATCTAATTAAAATTAAGAAAAGTCAAATTCTTTAAACGAAGTGATTTAAAGTATTCAAACTGAATGAGTAATTGGAGCACAGTACTGTGCTGGTTGTTATAAGACTGAGAGTTAGTTATAACTCAGGTACATTATATTCGGATTAGGGTTTGAGAGCGCGGGAACCTCAACGATATTATTTGTTTAGTTTGAATTTTTTTTAAAATTAATTTTGTTACTATTTTTTATAGTTTCATTATATTATGATTAATAAAAACAAACAAAAATAAGGATGTAAAAAATGAAATTTAAAGAAGGAATGAATTTAGTGGTAAGCGCAGACGTTAACGATGGAGATTATATTAATCAAACGTCTCCAATAAATAGTCAGGAAGAGCTTAATGAAATTATTAAAATGGTTAAAACGATACCAACGACAGGATATAATTATGAAGATTGGGATGATTGTGAAGCAAAAGAGCAATTTTATGATTATATGCCTTCCATGGATAATGAAGAAGTCCATACTATAGAAAGTATAGATATTGAAATAATTGAACATATAGCAAGCTTATTTTAATGAATGAAAAGTAGATTAAGAAAATAAAAAAAACAAAAGAGGTTTAACTATGAGAGTTAATGAAGTTACACTAAGGCTATTTAACGCGGCCATTCCGTACATTGAAAAGGAAAGTCTATTAGATTTTGCAGAAGTAAACAAAGTCGCTGCAAAACTTGGATATTTTGTACCAGAAGAACTATGTGTTTCAAGTGTACTAGTTTGGCTAAATACACAAAAGGTTGATTACAATAAGTCGTTCTATAAAACTTGGAATGACGTTATAAGTAAAAGTAGATTTGAGTTGTTTATCGACCAAATCGTACATTACATGTCAACATACGGAACTAATTTTGAAGGCGAAGATTACTTACCACATAATGGTATTGAGGCAATTTCGTTTACAGATATGAAAGTAATTAAAGCAATTGACAGAGATGAAGTTACAGAAAGTGTTATGACTATGCTTGGCTCAGGAATAGCTCTTGATGGAGAGACTATAAATGATTTAATATTCTTGATAAAAGAATTAAAAACGGCTTTTACGCCAGCAGACATTAAAAACAGAGAAGCAAAAATGATTCTTTGTAAAGAATTTAATGTATTTCCAGAGTCTTCAGAAGAGTTTGTTAGATTCTTAATAGATATGTTTACAGGGCGTTCAATGGTTGTTAAGAATGATGCAACTATTAGAATGATTAAGGAAAATCAAATTGATGTTTCTCCTTTCATTGTAACATTTGGAGTAAAGAAACTATCTGCTGTTTTCAATAGATACAAACCTTTGTTCCTGGCAATGAGAAATACACCTGGAAATAAAGCTATCATTAACAAGCTTAGTAAATATTCTAAGACTAATCATGTTCCATATAGAAAAAAGTATTTTGAAACATTACTTACTGATCCAAGTCAAGCAAAGCTTGATAAATTAGATGAAATGCTTTCAAAATTGAACAACTATAAGAAAGTTGTTTTACTTCAGGCGATTAGCGTTCGTAAGAAAAATTTGAGTACAAAAGCTTATTTGATTAGAAATCAAAAGCTTTATATAAAGACAGTAGAAGACAGCAAGTTATCAACTTATGTAGAAGGTCTTTACTACGAAATGTACACAAAAATATTCAAGAGTCTTGTAAAGTCTATGGCGAAGAAAGCAACAACTGTGAAGATTCCAGTAGGATTAAACATTACAGCTCCAACAAGTGAGAAGTCTTTCATTGGAAATATTCCAATTGGAACGAGTTTAGACTTAGCAGATAAGAACGCTATGGTTGGTATATATTGGAAAAATAGTGATGGAGCAGTAGATCTTGACTTGTCATATGTTGATATTTCCGGTAATAAGATAGGTTGGAATTCAAGCTATTATAACGGAAATAAGTCAGTGATCTATTCAGGTGATATTACTAATGCGCAGAATGGAGCCAATGAATTTATATATGGAGAAAATGGATTTGGTGAAAATGCTTGTATCTTTAAGGTTAACGCATATAGTGCTAATCCAGAGTATAAATTTAAAATGTTTATAGCAACAGAAGTATATGAACCTAGACGAAGATATGAAAACAAGAATATGGTTGATCCAAATAACATTGTATTTCAGGTTGACTTAGAAAGTGACCGAAAGGAGAATACTTTGGGACTGGTAGTTAATAACAAATTTGTTTTTGCGAATGTAAGTACTGGTAATTCAAAAGTTTCACATGGGCAAAGAACAGAATATATTGAATACGTTAAAAATACAGTTGATTGTTATGTTTATTTAAATGACATATTAAAAGAAGCTGGATTTGAATTTGTAGAAGAAGAAGCAGAAATTGATTTGACTGAGCTTAACAAAGCAACGTTAATTGAATTATTTGCATAGAAATAAAAAACGAGGCTTAGGCAGTTCCTTTGAAAAACATAGGGAAGCGGTTCGCCGCTTTAACCAAAAACTACTGCCCGCCTCATATGATTAAGTATACATTAGACATAGTTAGTTCCTTTGAAAAACAATGATAAAAAAAAAATTACTAACCGTCTAAAGATTGGACATAAGCCGGTTCCTTAAACTGCATAATCAGCAGTTGCCTTCTAAGCAACCTTACCAGCCGTCCATATAAATTAGAAAATAAGATATTAATCAGTTCCTTTGAAAAACCAAGCAGCTAGTTGTGGGTTCGAATCCCATCGTTGTTAAGCCTAGAGTGAACCAACGTAACTCAACTGGTAGAGTAGCCGCCTATAATTACTGATCATCTTATAATTGTTATTTTTAAAAAAAAAGTTAAAAAAGGATATAAATTAGTTCCTTTGAAAACAATCAATCCGCTTGTTTGTAGGTTCGAGTCCTACCTTCCCTGCCAAAGTTTTTATGGGGAAGTAGCTCAACTGGTAGAGTGGCGGCACCTACTAATCATCCTAAATTTTTAAGAAACATAAGGCATTGGAAGTTCCTTTAAACTTTTAATTGGTAAAAAACTTACTTCCCGCCTTCATAAATTGAATGAGAACAATGACATAAACAGTTCCTTTTTAAATTGGGTTCGACTCCCATAACCGGTTGTCAAAGGCCGGTCGTGATGTATTACTCTTCGTCATTGTTTTTATTTTTTACTAAATTAAATCATGTGTCCGTGTATCCCAATCGGCAGAGGAATCAGGCTTAAACCCTGTACAGTGCGAGTTCGAATCTCGCTGCGGACACCAATTAAAATAAGGAAATTAAAAAAAGGAAATTAAAAAATGAATAAAAAGAAATCTTTGTGATCGTGATTTAAAGATAAGAAAAAGTATCATAGAATATTAGCAAGTCGCAGATTGTGATTAAAAAATCAAAAACGTTACGAAAAGAGAAGTAGACAAATTGGAAAAGGAGTACTTAGCTATGCTGTAAGTCATGGTAAGAAGATTTGACAGATTCTTAGAAAAATGGATTTAGATTCTGGAAGACGACCAATTGAGCTTGGTGATATTGGACTGTCAAAAGAATTAGTAGAAAGTGTTAAAAGCCTAATTATAAAGTATAACGATTCCTTAAAAGAAAGAAAATTTAAAAGTGGCTATAATATTGCAGCAATAGAGAGCGTGACTATAGGTAAAGATGGTAAAGTTAGAATTCAAACTAATAGAAATAAATAAACTAAAAAATATGCCTGTGTACTCCAATCGGCAGAGAGAGCAAGTTCAAACCTTGTAAAGTGTGAGTTCAAGTCTCACCATAGGTACCAAGATGACTCGTAGTTCAATTGGCAGAACACCAGACCTTGACTCTGGATGTTATAGGTTCGAGTCCTATCGAGTCATCCATTTTATAGTTACTATTTTTGTAATTTGCTTTATATTATAATTAATTATAATATAAAACGGAGGAAATTATGAGTAAAGAATACAAAGAAGCTATAATTGAACAAGTAAAAGGTTATGGTCTAATAATGAGAGATATTCAAAGGGAAACAGATAAGCCACCATATCCAGATAAAGCACATCAGCTGGGTATATGGAGAGACCGCTCTGAATCTAAATTAAATCAAATAAGACTATTATTGGGCTTGATGGACTAATGGAAATGTGGAAAGCTTGTCAAAATGGTTTGGCGCAAGAACGAGCAAATCCTCTTTCTTTAATTTACACTGGAGAAGAAAATGCATAAAGATTATTTTGGAGAAGAATTAAGTATTGGCGATTGTATTGTTTTAATTAAACCAGTTGCTCACGATTTTACAGGCAATAAAACTTTTACAGTTGGTTGAATAACAGGATTTACAAAAGAACTTGTTAAGATATGATACAGACGATGAGATTCTTGCTGGTATACCGCTGAGGGGTGACATAAGAGGGCAGAACTTCTTTCACATCAGTTAATTAAAATTACAAAAGAACAAGCAGTAACGGCCGGAGAAGGAGCTAGGGAATGATTAGAGTCACAGTAGAATTAGTACCATTTGGTACAGGTACTCCTCGTAAAATTGCCGAAGCAAAAATCTGAAATGATGTATCAGGAACTTTAACGACTGGTAATTATGGATATAAATTAAAAGGCGCAAATGATAAGCTAATGAAAGAAGGATGTGTTAAGGGATTCAAGAGAAAACAAAAACATGTTTGGGAATTAGTTTATTTAGCGTTAAAAGATAAATACGATAAATAAGACGATCTAGCTAAATGGCTAAGGCAGTAGATTGCAACCCTACTATTCCCAGTTCGACTCTGGGGATCGTCTTTTTGAACAAAGTAAGTAATTTATATCGAACTTTTCTTGATTTCTTTATATTTATTATTAAAGAAATAAAGGAAAACAAATTAATAAATGAAAAATCATCTTATTTATAAAATTACGAATATTGTTAATAATAAGATTTATATTGGTAAGCATTCAACAGATAATATTGAAGATGGCTACATGGGTTCAGGAACATATTTAAATAGGTTGGTTAATAAATATGGTGTTGATAAGTTTAAGAAAAAGATTTTATATAACTTTGACATCGAAGAAGATGCTTATTTAATGGAAACTAAAATAGTTAACAAAGAGTTTGTTAAAAGAAAAGATACTTATAATATTAAACTAGGCGGAGAAGGTGGATGAGCTCATTCAACCGGTACTACAGCTGTCAAAGATAAAGACGGAAACACTTTTAGAGTCTCCGTTAATGATTTAAGATTCTTGTCTGGCGAATTAGTTGGGGTAAATAAAGGTAAAGTAAGCGTTAGAGATGAAAACGGTAACACAATTCAAACAGATTTAACTAATCCTAGATATTTATCTGGAGAATGAGTAAGTGTAGCAAAAAATACTCTGACAGTCAAGGATAAAGATGGAAACACTTTTAATACTTTTGTTGATAGTCCTAGATATTTATCTGGAGAATGAGTAAGTATAATGAAAGGTAGAATGAGTGCAAAAGATAAATATGGTAATATTTTTAACGTTTCTGTTAATGATCCGAGGCGACTATCTGGCGAGCTTGTTGGAATGTTTACAGGAAAACATCATTCTGAAGAAACTAAGCAAAAAATGTCAAAGTCCTCTAAAGGTAAGAGTGCTGGAAAACTAAACTCTCAATATGGAACTTGTTGAGTCTATAGCGAAGAGTATAAGCAGAGTAAGAAAATTATGAAAGAAGACTTATGATATTGATTAGATATGGATTGAAAAGCTGGAAGGAAAATGAAATTTTAATTAAATAAGTCCCCGTAGCTCAACTGGAAGAGCATTGGACTTCTATTCCAAGTGTTGAGAGTTCAAATCTTTCCGGGGATACCAAAATAAAAAAAGATTAAAGGAGTTTACAGATGGGAAAATTTAGTAAAAGAGTATATTTGTTAGAAAAGATAAATCGGGATGTAGTCTAGTCAGGTTATGACGCGTGCCTTGGGAGTACGAGGTCGCAAGTTCGAATCTTGCCATCCCGACCAAAATTTATCAAAAAAAGGAAAAATGTTAGACATAACAATATGTAAAAATAGAGATAATGAAAAATATTCATTAAGAAATGATAAATATGAATTTTGGACTGGAGCATATTAGATTGGAAAGAATGCGAAAGATTTTGAAATTAGCATTTATGAAATAGAATCGCTTGAAGAAATTGAGTTGTTAAAAACGGAAATTTTAGAAAATAATTAAACGTGCCCGCGTACTCCAATTGGAAGCAGAGAGCGGCCTTAGAAGCCGTACAGTGCGAGTTCAAATCTCGCGGCGGGTACCATTTTTTAATTTATAGGAGAATTAAATGACAGTAAAAAAATATTTCAAAATTATTGAGTATCATTATAAAATAGATCTACCAGATTCTTATAAATATGCCTTTAAGAAAATAAAGAAGTTAGCTAAAAAAATTACTAAGGAATTACTTGATTTAATCTGGACAATAATTTCAATAGTAATAATTTTTCCTTTAGCACATATTATATTACTTCCAGTGATTCCATTCTTAGTTGAATATGATGAAAAAATATCTAAAAAGAATAGATTGAGAGCGCTTGCTGAAATCGAATTAAGAAATTAATTTGCGGGATAGAGGAGTTTGGTGCCTTAGAAGTCTCATAAGCTTCAGACGCGGGTTCAAATCCCGCTCCCGCAACCAATAGATTATTTTTAAAAAAAAAGGAGTAGGTTATGGATACATTTTGGTTAATTTTGTTAGTTTTATTTATTGTCGTTATGGTTATTGTAGGGCCACATTTAGTAATATGGAGTATCAACTATTTGTTTAATTTCAATATTGGACATACTTTTACTGATTGGTTTGCAACAGTTGTTTTATGTGGAGTGTTTGCAGCTCCAGCAGCAGTTAATAATAAAAGTTAAGAAAGAAGGAAGGAAAGAATGAAAAAAGGTTATGTAGAAATTGGTTTGATATTGGACAAGTCTGGTTCAATGAGTTATTTAGAAGAAAAAGCCGTTGAAGGTTTCAATGTTTTCATTGAAGAGCAGAAGAAATCACTTGAAGGTAAAGAGGTAAAATTTTCATTAGTTTTATTTGATACAATATATAATAAAGTTATTGATTGTGTGAAATTTGAAGATGTGAAAAAAATGAAACAAACAGAGTATACTCCTGGTGGATGCACAGCATTGCTAGATGCAATCGGTAGACTTACTGATGAGTTAGGTGAAAGATTTACTGAGATGGGCGAAGATGAACGACCTGAAAGTGTTATTATTGCAATAATTACAGATGGTGAAGAGAATGCCTCGGTTGACTTTTCAGCAGAAGCAATTAAGAATTTGATCAAACGACAAGAAAATGATTATAATTGGTCTTATTTATTTTTATCATCAGATTTGAATTCAATAAATAATGCTCAAAGATTATATGGATTTCAAGCATGTAATACAGTTCACTTTGCCGCTTCCGAAAAGGGATATGTTGGAGATAATAGTTCCTATAAAAGCTTATCAAAATCAATTTCAAGTAAAGTAAATACAGAAGAAGACTAATGAAGATTATTGAAAAAAAAGCTGTTAGTGATGATTTCCGAGAATACATAATTATTAAAGTGAAAGACGATTTAGGAGAAGAGAGATCAGTTAGCTTTTCAGATGGTGAACCAGAAGATGCAAGTCTAGCGAGAGATTTTTCAGATGTATATTCGATTATTAGCTTAATGAGACTTGCATATGAATGTGGTAAACGAGGTGAAGAGTTTAATGTAGAATCAAAGACAATTAGTATAGATGAATTTTGGAGTTAAGCAAAAATGGAAACTTGAGACATACAATTGATCGAGTTAAATATGTTATAAGAGATGCAAAACAATTGCAAGCAAGGTATACAGATTATTTGATTAGGTAAAAATTGAGGTAGAGGTATGGTATAGGTAGTGTAGTGGTAACACAGGGGATTGTGGCTCCCCTATCGCGAGTTCAACTCTCGTCCTTTACCCACGTAGCAGGCAGAAATTACCTTCACGTGGTGCTGCGCGATAATAAACTTCGGTTTAGCAAAATATTTCTGAACTTAGTTCGATACTCTTATATTTATTATAAAGAAGGAGTATCGAACTATTTATGTATTATATTGTATATGAAACGACAAATAAAGCTAATGGTATGAAATACCGTGGAGTTCATCAAACTAAAAATCTAGATGACGGATATTTAGGTTCTGGAAGAAGACTTGTTGAAGTTATTGAACAGTTTGGAGACGAAAACTTTTCAAGAAAAATTTTATCATATTGTAGCTCTTCAAGAGAGATGTATGAGTTGGAAAAAAAATATGTTAATAAAGATTGAGTTGATTCTAATAACACATACAACCTAAAGCTTGGAGGTCAAGGCGGTTGAGCTCGTGAAGTTTATGATAGTGATAAACAACGAGAGAAGGGAGCAAAAGGTCTTGCATCAAAAAAAAGAAAAACGAAAGAATATAAAGCGAGAGAAGCTAAAACAGGAAGAGAAGTTGCTTTAGAAAACTGAAGAACTGGCAAATTTAATGTAGAACAAAGCTCTAAGGCATTCTTAGGAAAACACCATACAGAGACTACAAAAAAAATAATTGGTAGTAAGAACTCAGCACATCAGTTAGGCAGTAGAAATTCTCAATATGGAACTTGTTGAATTATGAATGAAGATTTAAGAGAAAGTAAAAGAATTAATGCTAGTAAATTGTTAATTTGGATAAATAAAGGTTGAGCTAAAGGTAGAAGAATTAAGTGAGACATTAAATAATAGTTACTATTTTTTGTAATTTGATTATATTATATATGTAGAAATTAATCAATGGGGGTTAATTAGAAATGATAAAGACAGAAATAATTTTTAGTAAGTTTTCCAACGAGTTAGTAAAAAACTTAACAGAAGATATGCTACGCACTTTTGGTTATGAAGTAAAAAGTAATATGGGCTTTAGCTCATTTTATGCTGAATGTATAAAGCAATATACAGTAAACTTTTGTGAAAGAGATACTAATAGCAGAAAGATAATAAATAACTATGAAGTACAGTTTGCTAGTAATTATGGCTGGTATATTACTATTTTTAAAAACGGAATGGCACAGGATCAGCATAGTATGTTTGGAGAAGAGTATAATATCAAAAAGTTTATCGAGGAGTACAAATATGTTTGAATTAGATATAAGACAATATAACGAAACATTTGCAAAATTAGTATTTGTCGCAGATAAAATACTAGCTGTATGCGAAAGAGGAGAATGTAAGACACTGTATTTTGAAGCACTCCCTAACTTTACAAAAAAAATCAAAATATACTATAGCTGGTATTTTGGTGGTGAAGAAACTATTGAGAAGATGGATGCACCACTGAAGCTTTTTACTTCTGATGATAGCGCTTGGCTTGATGAAGAGATAGAAAATTTTCGAAAAGACAAGGAAGACGCTGAAGCACTCAATTTTGAAAAAGAAAAAAAGATTTATCAAGATAAAGAAAAGATTAAACGTGGAATGCAATATGAAGAATTAAAAAAGGAGTTTGAAAATGAATAGAAACAAAACTCTAATAATAATACAATTAATTGGTACACTGCTATTTTTCGTAGCAATGATATTACTTGTAACGTCCTGTGATAGCCGTGAATATGGTGCAACTATACAATCATTTACAGTAACACCAGATACATTATGTATAAGCGATACAACTAATGTGTATGATACTTATGTTACGATTTCAGCACTTATTGTTGATAGTAAGTATGGAGAACCAATAAGAAATTGTATTGTTTATTATATAGCACCTTGCGGATATATTGATTATCAAACTAAAACAGATAGTACAGGAGTATCAAGGGTTAAATTTTATCCTCGAGTATTCTTGGAACCAAATGCAAGCTTAGTAATTCCAGTTTTAATAATGTCTGGAGATAGTGAAGTAACAGCAATTGTAGTAGTAAGGAGATAAATAATAACGATAATATTAATTATGTTCGCTTTACTTATTTATATCATGTTCTCATGGAATGACGATCATGACATTAGCTAGCTCAATGATCTTAGTAGCAGTAATACTGTTAATTATTTTATTCTTTGAAGATGAAGATCACTTTCAATGATAATATTTTGGATTATTTCATTTCTTCTTATGGGAATGTTTATCTATGCAATATTGGATGAGTTTATTGGCACCATAAAATATCTGTATAAGTCAAAGGATTATTTTGCAGCAACAGTATTATTTATAATAATGTCATCTTGTATATTTTGTCTTTTTAGTGTAATAACATTTATGGTACAAGGAATAGTAGAAACTTTATTTTAAATTTAAGGAGTGGTTTAATGGTTGATATCTTTGAACATGCGAGCGATAATGAACGAATAATTTGTGCAGCAATTCATTGTAAAAATGGAATGAAATCTGAATCTTTTGGTCCTGCAAACATTTATTCTGGAATTGTAATATCAGGATTAAGACATAATGATTGTATTAGTATAGCTATTGCATTATCATTAGAAAATCCGACACAAATAGAAATTGTACAAGGTTTCATTACAAATAAAAACAGATTTGTAGATAGATATGAAGCTTATGAAATTGCCAAAAGAGAAAAGCAACTACACCCGAAATATGAGAATTTCAAAGGTGATGAGGCAATATTATTCTCAGAAGATTTATATTAAAAGCGACGAATAAGTGTCCCTGTAGCTCAACTGGAAGAGTACTCGGCTACGAACTGAGAGGTTGAGAGTTCGAATCTTTCCAGGGATGCCAATAAATTAAGGAAGTATAAAAATGAAAAATAAAGAAGATAAGACATATGAATTTTTACATTATCTAAAAACGTATTACCATATTGGTAAAAACTATGATTGACCTGTATTGTTTTTTAAGCAAAGTTATCCAGGAGATTAATCTGTAAACTTCTGCCCTGTTGTTGCAAAGTCACATAGGTTAGAAACAACTGATATTAATGATTTTGATGCAATTAGAAAAGAAATTGTGAAGCTTGTAACTGATATGTGTTTAAATAATTCTATGAATAACCCCGCTCCTTTGATTATTATTTCATTCTATGAATTGATAATATGGGAAGGATGTGATTTTGTAAATGCAAGGTTTGGAATGAGAACATCTTATGATGTACAAGTGATTCCATTTGAGAAGAGTGTCAATGAACAAAGTAATAAGCCGATATAGCTCAACTGGTAGAGCACTTGATTTGTAATCATGAGGTTGGGGACTCGGTTTCCTCTATCGGCTCCAAATTTTAAGGAGGAATAAATGATAGTTAAAAGATATTTAGTTAAAAACATCATAGATCATGGCTATCTTGGAAATGATTTTGATAGCTCTGGTAAAATCAGATTTGTAGCTCTCCTTTGGGCACGTGAATTTATCACTATCAGCGACGCAGAAAGTGAAATTGAATCAGTACTTAACGCAAGCGGAAATAAGTCTTTAACAATTGAAACGTTATATCGATGGGTTCCTAACGGATATTAAATTATAAAAAAATTAACGGAGAGTTATCTTAATTGGCTAAAGAAGCAGGTTGCTAACCTGTGGCCGGGCAACCGGCCTGTGAGTTCGAGTCTCGCACTCTCCGCCAAATAAAAAGGAAAATTATATATATGTTAGATTATAAAATTTTATGTGAAAGAGAAGAAGAGCTTTTAATTATGGAAATCTATAAACATCTTCAAGATGGTTGGAAGTTACAAGGTGGAGTGAGCGTAAGTAATGCGGGAACCGGGGGAGATTATTATCATCAAGCAGTAATAAAAGGAGTAAGTTAATGAATATTATATATGACATAGTTGTATCAGGAAGTATTAGAGATTTAATTAATCAAGTAAACAAAAAATTAAAAGCTGGCTGGAAGCCAATCGGCGGAATTTGTTATGCTGATGGTGGACACTATCAAGCAATAGTACATAGTTATTAATAATATTTTTTTTACTATTTTTTGTAATTTGTTTATATTATATATGTAATTAGGAATTTAAAAGAAATAACTTGGAGGTTTATTAAGATGGTAAAAATGACTAATGAGATGAGAGACAAGATTTTTAATATTGGCTGGAAAGCAGCTCAAGATAATGAAGAGCATCGTCCATTTGATTATTCAAATGCAATTTTAAAAGTTTTAGAATTAACTGAAAAACCAGAAAATGATGATGAGCTTTATATACCATATATTGCATGGTCAAATGGCTATACATCATATTTTTTAGTTGAAGCTGCTAAAAGTTTTGAGTAAGAAAACAAAATCCGCCAGTACCTCAATTGGTAGAGAGCCTGTCTTATATGCAGGAAGTTAAAGGTTCGAGTCCTTTCTGGCGGACCAAAAATATTTTTTTTAAAGAAGAGGATATCTTTAAATTTAAAAAGAATAAAAAGGAGTTGTAAAATGGGAGTTTATATTAATCCTAGCGGTGAAACAAAAGAGTCTTGGTTATCGAAGCATGGTAGAATGGATAATCTATTTATCTGGGCGGCGAAAAAGAGTCATGAGCTTCCCGTCGTACTAATGAATAATGGATTATTCACTGCAGCAGGAATAGCTTATTGTGAAAGAGAATTTGATGAGTTTATACAGCCAGATGATAGGCCAAAGATAGTGTTTATTGTTTCAATAGGAGACTTACAGGCTGTTACCGGTGGCGAATTGAGTACATATTTAAAGTTGTAAAAAAAAGGAGAATATTATTATGAAGAAAACCTAGGTTATTGGAAAATCATATTGTGAACCACCTTAAGTTTTTTTAAGAGAATTACGTTCGGAAAAACTTAAAAAACAAAAAAAGGAGATTTAGAAAGATGAACGAAAAAGAAGCAGTTAGAGCAGTAAAGGACGAATATAGAGAAGTGCTTAAATATATAGCATATGAAATTAGAGAAATGAAGAATGATAGAAAGAATCATAACAATGGTTATGTACATGGTTTATTTAGCAAACGCTATAAAGCAAGACATATGCATATTGCAATATGCGAGTTAAGAGGCATTCCTTATGAAAAGATTGAGGAAAAATGCCACGAAAACAATATGCCTAATAGACGAGAAATTAAGCGTATTAAAGAACAATTTGAAGATAGAGTATCAAAGCTAACTACAGAAGAAGCTGTAATTGAAGTAACACCAGATGCGTCTAAGAAACTATACGTATTAGTTCGAAGAGATTTAGATTCAAAAGGTGCTCAAGCAATTCAAGCCGGGCATGCTGCAATTAAATATGTTCAGAATAATGATTGTGCTGATTGGGATAACACATTAGTATATTTATATGTGAAAGATAAAGATTCATTATTTGAATACTTATCAACGTTTGGTCAAAATCTTCCACATTTTGAATCATTTTGTGAACCTGATTTGAATAACGAGCTAACAGCTATTGCAACATTGACAGATAGATTTGATCTATTCGAGCAATTGATTTTAATGTAAAGAGAAGAAGAATTAAATGTGTGAATATAGCTTAGTGGTTAAAGCTCGGGACTCTAAATCCTACGACGAGTGTTCAATTCACTCTATTCGCGCCAATATATTTAGAGGTTAAAAATATGTGTAAACGCTATTTAGAAAAGGATGAAGGTGCTATGGATTATGGCCAGCTCTTGAATAAAGTTGATCAACTAGAAAATAAAATAGTTAATCTTGAAGACGAAGTTTCTGAACTTAAAGAAAAGCTAGAAGAATATGAAGAAATAGAATATCAAGAGGGATTTTTTCTCAAAGATATGTCTAAAGAAGTTCAAAGAGCTTTTTATAATTTGAATTCAAGAGCAATTCCTGGTTGGAATCATAATCGTTATGTCGGTCATGAACGTAAGCGAATGTACTATGAGATTGAAGATGATCGAAAAATAATAAATGATTGGCTAATTGAAAATGGAGCCGATCCTTACTTTGGTGAAGTGACTATTGATTTTATAGAAGGAAATGAAAATGCCAAGATTAAAAGCTCTCTCGAGTTAAAGGATTAGAAAATGAAAACTTGGATAATGTCTGGAATATCGGTAATTATTATTATATGTTGGAGTGCTTTAACATATATAGCAATGAGTAATCCTCAAAGTGCTATGTCTCCAGATTCGTATTTAGCGATATATATTTTTGGCTTTATTGTCATCGGAGTTGTTATCTTAATGATAGGTACTGCAATAGAATCTGTAGATACGTGGTAGAAAATGAAACTTAAAATACATTACAGCTATTTAAATGTTGATGACGAAGTTACAATTCCAGGTTTTGACGGTAGAGATATAAGAATTAAATTTGATAAACTTTTAGAACAACGTGGAATTACTATAGAAGATTTAGATTATTTTTGGTCAGAAGAAATTAAGGATTAAGAAATGAAAAAGTATATTGACTGTTGGGACATGCCTGAAGATGTTCGTAGAAAATTTATTGATAGATATTCAGACATACCAGAATATTGTAATGGAACACTTATAGAATATACACAGGGAGATATTTATGTTGTTGATAAGTGGTTGATTGAAGAGATAGGACTTAAAGAAAACTTTTATGAAATTGATATAAAGTATCATTGGTAGAAAATAAAATGGAAGAGTCGACAGCGGGGAAGTCTAGCTGCCTTGAAAACAGTGGCGTCTATGGCGTTGGGGGTTCGAGTCCCTCCTCTTCCGCCATTTTATTCTTTTTAAATAGTTACTATTTTTGTAATTTATATTAAATTATAATTATTACTATTAAATTGAAAAGAAGGAGTAAAAATGATAAGTGATAGTTTTAAAGCTATAATGGTAGTTGTTTTTTTATTGCAATAGCAATTGTATTTAATATTGTTGTATTTTCATTAACCGATTGTGCTCTCGGAATTATAATTTTACAATTAATAGGTGGAATGATTTACTGGGTGTTGATTTCTGCAGCTGATAATGATGATTGGTTTGATGATTTAGATGAAGTTTGGGAGTTGCTTCTAAAATTAATTAAGTCGATTACGAATAAGAATAATCCTAAAATTATGTATAAGTTTAGATATGGATTCTTTGGTAAGAGAGATGAGATATATTTTACTATTATAGAAAGCGAATCACCAGATGATGTAGTTTGTAGATTTGAAGAGTTTTTAATTAAGTGTGGAACTTCAATTAGAAATTTAAGCTATCATGATTGTGAGATAATTAAAAGCGAGGGAAAATAATGGAAGATAGAAAATTAGCAAGCGTTCAAAGAATTCTAAAAATTGAACCAATTAAGGACAGAGACAGAATCGAACTTGCAACAATTCAAGGCTGGAAAGTTATTGTTGGTAAAGGTGAATTCAAAGAGCGTGATTTGTGTGTCTATATTCAATATGATACTATTCTACCAGAATGGGAGCCATTTGAATTTCTAAGAAGTAGATGCTATAGTCCTAAGTGGAAAGGTTTTAGAATTAGAAATATGAAAATGGCTGGAGTATTTAGTCAAGGAATTGTATTTTCAATTAAAGTAATACCTAAGACTTGTATGAAATTACTTCACGAAGGAAGTGATGTTACTGAAATTCTTCAAATTAGAAAATATGATCCTGAACTTAAGCTTGAAATTACTAATATACCTGAAAATAAATTTGTTAAGTTTTTCAGAAAGCTATTTGGAATAAAGAAAAAAAAATACAATGTTAGCTACCCGGCCGACATTAATAAAGCTGATGAAAAAAATATTCAGGTCGTTTATAATGATATGCTTATTCTTACTGAAAGTGATGGACGCTCAGGTGGCTACCCTGACGATTGGATATTAACAGAAAAACTTGAAGGTCAAGCAGCTACATTTGAATACAGAGTTAATAAAGGTTTATTCAAAAGAAATACATTTAACGTTTATTCACATAATGTTAGGCATCCAAAGCCAGATAATTCAAATTGGTGGAAAATTGCAGATATGTATGCTATCAAAGAAAATTTGAAAAATGAGTGTCTTAGATGTGATATGGATATTTCTCTTCAAGGTGAAATTGTTGGACCCGGAATCCAGAAAAATGTTTATGGATTGAAAGGTCTTAGATTCTATGTATATAGTATAACAATATTGAAAAAATACAAAATGCTACAAAAGAGAAAGATTGAATTTTCTACACTAAAAGCTTTATGTAAGAAACTGCACTTACAAACTGTACCATTTATAGAGGAATCAACGCTTCGTAAATTTCATGATGTAGATGGAATACTTAAGCACTCAAATGGGAAATCATTATTAAATGACGAGCAAATTAGAGAAGGGTGTGTTTGGAGTAATAAATATTATCCAGCATTATCATTCAAAGCCAAGTCATCAGATTATTTAATGTGGTGGGAAAAGAAATGTGTAAAAGACGAATTATAAATGAAAGATGTACCGTCTGTGGGCGGTTCGTCTCTTTGAAAGAAGAAAGATCTGGAGAAATAATAAGGTTCTATATTCCTGATACTCCATTTAGTATAGAAAATACATGGGTTGAGTATAAGAAGTGTACAACAAGAATAAAAAAATAAAGGAGAAAGTAATGAAGAGAAAAAGAAAGACAGCTAGTACACACATAAAATTAGGAAGAGGAAGATGTGATATTTGTGGACAATATATTTCTCTCAAGTTTAAAAGAGCAAAAGAAATTGATTGGTTTTATATTCCACACACACCATTCACAGTTGAGAGAGTATTTTTCGCTCATAAAAGCTGTATTAGAAAAAATCGTCATGATATAAAATATCAAATTTTCCATCAAGATAGTTGTTTGTGGGCTGGAATATAAATGAAAAATTTTAAAGAGTATATATTCAATAAGCTGATAGATGATAAAAAGTTATTAATTAGAGTCTGGAAGAAAACAGTCGGTTCACTTAAATATAATCCGTATTGGCAACATCCATTACCAATATTATATAATTTTGATTACGTTGTCGTAAATGATGAAGTAATTGATGCATATTGTATAAGTGGAAAATGTATTTATTCATTTAGAGTACATGCAGATGGAAGAATTTTTATATTTAGATATTTTAAAGAAACAGATGAATCTATTCTTGATTTAGAAGAAATGCATTTAGAAGAAAGAGAAGTAGTGAAAGCATTCTTTATGTATAGTTTTAGAAGAGCTATAACTTCAGGAGGAGCCGCTTAAAGCAAAAATAAACTTGTTACTATTTTTTATAATTACCTTATATTATTTATGTAAGATTTAAAAAATATAACTTGGAGGTTATTAAGATGGTAAAGAAAGAATATTTTATGTTTAGAGCAGTTGAAGAAAGCACAAATGTTGTTGGTCCTAAAATACTCATATTTGAAGTAGATGCAGATGGTGTAAGTAACGGAAAAAAAGTTGAATCATACAAAGATTTGTGTTGTCATGCTTTAGGAAAATTGTATAATTATATGAACGCGGAAAAAGGACTTCATGCTGCAGATCGATTTATAACAGGTGGAAGGTATTATTTTGCAGGTCTAGACATACTCATGGATATTCGTAAGATAATGTTTATTAATTAAAAAGTGGAGGCTATAGAATGGCTAAAAAGACAGTAAACTTAAAATTAGAAGGCTTAGATGGAAACGCTTATGCACTAATGGGAGCTTTTCAAAAGCAAGCTCGAAAAGAAAACTGGACTCAAGAAGAGATCAAAGAAGTTCTAGATGAGTGCAAAAGTGGTGATTACGATCATTTACTTTATACTTTAATGGAAGTGTGTGAAACTCTTGAAGACAAAGAGTTAGTAGATCCTACCCGGGATGAAGATTTGGAAGATGATGGTTATTATCTTGGAGAAGAGGAGTAGATTATGTTTGGTAAAAAGAAAGGACTTAAATATGAAAAGCTTGCAGAGAAGATTATTGAACGTATAAAAGAAGGTGATTGGGATTCCGCAGTAAATTTTTTATCATGTTGGAGGGGTTGGGTAAAGGTTGTATTTTCAAAAGTAAATGAAAAGAATCAAAAAATTATAGTATCTGTTTCAAGTGATTCAGGAATGCATCTTTTAATTTCGTATAAGTTATATAATGATGTGGAAGAAAATCTACTTATAGAGAGCTCAAATTATCAAGAATTTAAAATATCAAGAAAACTTTATATAGAGTTCATTGCTGCTGTAAAAACAGCCTATTACAAAAACGAAAATAGAATAGAGCGTAATGATATTTGGACAATAGAGTCATTTTTTGAAGTAAATAAATAATGGGGCTGTAATGGTTTCGACAGAGATAGAGAAGATTGAATCGGCACATACCGTGGATAGTTTAACTCAATCACGTTAAAAAACGTTAAACAAAGCTTAAACGCAAACAATTTACAATTAGCAGCATAGTCTGCCGGTAATTAAGTATACTGTTTATTTCATTCAGTTGCTTTTGTATACCGTCATTAAAAATGAATAAGCTAGTTTGATGATCAACTATAGCTAGTCGAAAACTTAAGTTATCTATGCTTTAATTAGTGGCAAGTCAGGCAAACGTTAAGGCGAATTAAAAATAATATAATTTGACTAAGTATGTAAGTAAGTTGACAGTTAGCTTGTTTTTGGACGTCGGTTCAATTCCGACCAGTTCCACCAAATTATTAAAAAAGAGGTTTTAAGATAAAAATTAATATAACGAGAGTTAGTTTTTTAAGAACTATTGAAAATAGGGAGTAAAAAGAAATGTTTCTTAAAAGAAGTTTTTATAGAATAATTACTGCAAAATCATTATCAGAACTCCAAAAGCTTGTTAATGATAAGTTAGAGAATGGCTGAGAATTAGTATTATACACTCCTTCATATTCAACTTATCATTATGATTATGATAGAAGATATGATTATGTAAGAGAGATTGTTTTTAATTGTGATGATCAAGAAACATATCATATAATGAAAGATATACTTAATAACGAGGAGGTATAATTATGAAACTTTAAATGGAAATCAGGGTTGTATAGCAGTATTATTAATTATACAATGAACACAGGCTCATAGTTCAATGGCTAGAATAAAGGTCTCCAAAGCCTTTGATGTGGGTTCGAATCCTACTGAGCCTGCCATTTCTTTTAATTTTTACTATTTTCTGAAAATTAACTATATTATAATTAGGAGGTATAGGTAATGGATATTGTAGAAGAGATAATGGAGCTTATAGAAAAGATTAGAGAATTAGACGGTTTAGCTTCTGGAGTATGGAAGACTGCTTTAGGAAATAATTGGCCTGTGGATTATGAGGAAATAGCTAAATGTGAAATTGAAATTAAGACAAAAATATATGGTATAATAGAGTGTACTAATTAATTATATATATGTGCGCCTATACTCAACCGGTAAGAGGCTCGTCTGATACGCGAGTAGATGATAGTTCGACTCTATCTAGGCGTACCAATAAAATTTAAAGGAATAAAAATAAATGATAAAGAGTAAGAAAAAGCTAGATATATTTCTATATCTATTATTAAGAGATTGTGCAATTCCATGTGGTGAAGTCGAAAAATTAGTACAAATAGCAGGAGCAACTGATGATGAAGCAGAATTTTCCAATGATTATTTAGCAGGTTATGCTAAAGATATACGTAAAAGATTAGAAGAAGGAAAATAAAATATATGAATATTGTAGAAAAACATGCATATAGTGAAATAAATAGAATAAGAGAGATTGAACGAGATATACTTGAGTTGCGAAAAAGACTTAGTATTAAAAATTGTTCGAGAGAATCTATTTGAGATTCAATTCAAAATTTAGAAGATGAAATTTATGTTATGACAAAAGAAATGGTTGTTTCAATTCTTCAATTAAATGCTGAATAAAGAAATATATATATGCGAAAAGTATTACACTCACCAAAGATAGGAAGTATTAGTAATGAGAGCATCAGATGTGCAATCATTAAGATAAAGAGGAAAAAAAAGAGGAAAAAAGGAAGAACAAATGAATAGAATTAATTTTAACAAGTCATTATTATACAATCTTGACACATCAGATTTTTGTAATAGAGAAAACGTAAATTACATTAAAGATTGACTTAGAGAAAATCGCAGTGGATTATTAATTACGAACAGACAAGTAGGAAAATCTCAAGCTTTGATTGAGCTTTTAGTTGAGGAGTCTAATTCATATTTATTGGCTTTTTCACAAGCTTCTGCAAGGAATTATTTTAATAAGATTGTAAATTTATATAATAAATATTGTTCATCTTTAATAGATTATGACCCTGAAGGGTTCAAAGAGTTTAAAAAAGATGTTAAAGAGAGAATAGTTCATATGGGTAGAAATTACCCAATTACAGCATTATCAGGACGACCAGTAATGCCAACTAAATCTTTTTGGAATAATCTTTATATTGATGAGTATTATTTTAACAAATGTAATAGTGAAAAATTTAAAGGTGCTGTATCAACAATGAAATTTCCGATGGAAATTAAAAAACTTCATGTTGATTATAGATGTAGTGAAGAGGAATTAAAAATGACATACAGTGAAGAGCAATATAAAAAAGAGTATTCACTAGATTTTAGAGTAATAGAGGAAAACTAAAAATGAAATTTATTCAAAAGTGGAATAAGAAAAGAGAAAAATATTTAGGTAGGGTATAAAAAAGACTATGAAAAACAAGAAGATTTTTATAATTAGACCAGTTAGGCGTACAAACGACGAAATCAATCGAGCAATTGAAGAGTTTAGAGAAGAGATGTATAATGAAGGAGTTGATGTTTATGATCCGCTGCTTTGTACTGATCAAACAGTTAATGAGCTAGAAATCTGTTTACAGAATTCAAATGCAATTGAAGCGTGTGATGAGGTTTGGATGTGGTATGATAGAGGAAGTACTGGAAGTCATTTTGATATTGGAGTAGCATTTGCAGCAAGAAAGCCGATTTATATAATTAATGATGTTAGCGATTTCGTCAATAGTGCAAGTAAAAACTTCATTAAGATGATAGCTGATTATGATAGAATGCTAGACGGTGATCTCCTAAGTATTTATAGTTCAGGAGAATGGATAGAAGGAAAAGAAGAGCCTCACGTTTTACAAGAAGCTATAGATTTGTTTGAAGATGAAGTAAAAAGACTTCAAGCAAAACAAAATGAAGAAGAACTTCTTCGAAAAGAAGCTACTGATCAGTTAAAGTCAATGTTAGATGAAAACAATATTGTTGAAGAGGTGTATGATAGATTATTTGATGATGAGCGAATTGACATCGATATCTATATTAAACCTTTTAAAACCGCAGAGCATATTGTAGTTGATTTTAGTGTAGCCCAGCCGGAAGAGTCTGAATCGATTATAAATCGTTGTAGAATAGAACCTCGATTGTCTTGGGATTTTGTATCTAAAATAAAGGAGAACATAGATGAATAGTAAAGTAATAGAAGTATTGAATAAATATGCTGCTATAAAATGGCCAAAAGACTCAGAACCAACAGCTAATGAGAGACTTGAAATACTATGGGAATGTGGAACACAATGTGCAAAACTCGATAGAGATCCTCATAGATGGTGGGATGAAATAACAGTAATAAAAGAGTTTAGAATTTCAAATGGTGAAATATATTATATTGGATATGGTTGGGCTGAAGCAAATAGAGATGAATCAATATTTGATCTAGGCTGGGAATTTGATGAAGATACTATTGAATTTTACAAACCGTTTGAAGAAACTGTACTTAGTTACAAGATCATAGATATTAATAAGGTTGACGATACGCCAAAAGAATAAATTATATATGCCCGGCTAGCTCAACTGGAAGAGCATTTGAGTTACATTCAAAAGGTTATAGGTTCAATTCCTATGTCGGGTACCAGATAGATTAACAAAGTATGTAAGCAATCGAAGGCAAAAATGAAGAGTAGAGGGTCATGACCAATGATGACCAATGATGCTCAATTTAAGCCAGAAGACAGACAAAAGTTAGTATGGCAAATGTTTATTCTTCGCTTACATACTTTTTTTAAGTTACTATTTTTTATAACTTGCCTATATTATAATTATCTTATTTTTATAAAACGGAGGTTTATTAAAAATGGTAAGTAATAGAATTACTAGAAAAATAATTGATGAGATTATATTAATACATAATACTAACAAGGTTGAATCAATTAATAGAGGCGGTTGCGGGATTGCAGCATTAGCAATGTTACGATATATAGAAAAGAAATATTCAGAGTACTTAAGTGAAGTTGAAATTGTTTATTTTTATAATGGCATGAGTATGATGATGTCAGAGAATCGTAGTATTATAGAAGAGTTAAAAGAAAATAATAATAGTAAAATTCACCCGCATGTACCATCTCATATATTATTGAAATTAGATAAATTTATTTTTGATGTAGAAGCTAAAGATGAATACGAGAGTTATATTAAATTAGGAAAGTATGAAGGTACTGATATTGTCTCAGTAAGTTCTATTGGAATAGAATTTTTATTAGCTACTATAAATGATTACTCAATTGCATCTGGATGGAATTTGGACTTTAAAAGAAGAAGTGGAATTAAAAAACTACAAAAAATATATGGCATAGATTTATCTGATATTATAATAATAGAATGAATTAAAAAGAAGGAAGTTTACAGATTATGTATATTACAGGAAGTGGAGAGATTATAGAAGATTTTAGCAAAATACTTAATACAATTAAAGAGAAAATGGCAGCAGGTTGATATCTTGCAATTGGCTGTGATAGTCAAAAAGCTAAAAGAAGACGTCATGTATTTGTACAAGTAATAGCTCTTATAAATGAGGGTCACGGTGGAATTTTCTTTGTTAAGAGAATGAGAGAAGATAAAAAATATTCACTCGCTGAAAAATTATATAAAGAAGCTGCAATGTCAATTGAAGTCGCAGAAGAGTTAATTGCAAATGGTATAGATATTGATAAGCTTGAAATTCATTTAGACTTATCAGAGGGTGGAAAATCTGGTAAATTCATTAAAGGCATTGTAGGAATGTGCGGTGCTTATGGTTTTGAATCTAAAATTAAAGATGAAGCATGGGCTTCATCAGGAATAGCCGATAGGTATTCGAGGTAAAAGAATGGAATGTGTATACTGTAATGGAGATTATAAGCCGTTTGATAGCGCAATATCAATAGTAAAAAATTTAAGTCTGTATTGTGGTGATGTTTATTTTCAAGCTCGTTGTTCACACTGTGGAAAGGAATCAATCTTTAGAACAAAGATTGAAAATATCTCAGAGCTTGAAGATAACATATCTAAAAATACAGGAATAAGCTTAAAGATTAAATAAAAAGAACTAATCTTTGATACAAAGAGGAAAATAAATGAACATTAATAAAAGAAATTTTATAGTCGCACTAACTGAATACGTAAATGATATTGTCGAATGTTCCATTGAATTAGACAGACATAATAATGATGAATTAGCTCATAGAACAAATGATACAACAGGTCTTCGAACACTATATGGAATGAATGTTGATAGTGCGCGAAAACGTCTAAATGATTTCTTAGAAAATTCATTACATACTGAAGATGAAGTGATCACAATAATTAAACCACAGAAGAGAGATAATAAAGTTCTATTAAATCCTAATGAGTTTAGCTCTAGAGAATATTCAAGATTAGTTGATAAAGTATTTGGATATTAATTTATTTTTTTGTTACTATTTTTTACTTTCCTCTTATATTATATAATGTAGATTTAAAAAAATATAACTTGGAGGTTATTAAGATGAAAAGAACAATTAGAGATTTAGTTAAAGAGTTAAAAAGTTATAGCAGAATTGCAATAACAGTAGAAGATCTTGAAATACTCGGATTTGATCTAAACTTTTACGATCTTAAAGATGAAGATGCTATACCAGAATTCATAGAACTTGAAGCACACGCAACAATTGATACTAACGATCCAAACAACTTATCAAGTAAAAGAGTTGTTTTAAATTTGTATTTTGATGGCGATGATATGGGTCTTCCAACAGTTAATAACAAATTTGGCATTTTTGAAATAAAAATAGAATTACAAGAATTAGCAAGATGCTGGTTTATGAAAAATCATAATAATGATTTAGCTGAGTAGGTATACCTCCAGACCTGCTTAGATTGCCTCCTGAGTATGAGGATGTACCTAAACTGCTCAATTTTTCTCTGGAGTAAATTAATTATTAAAAAAAATTTTCTTACCATAAAAAAGAGCCTCCAAGCCGCTCAACCACATGTCGTAAATTACGCATAAGTTGAGCGGTTCTTTTTTTAATTTAATTTTTAAATTACTTTTTTTTGATTTTATCTTATATTATAATTATGAAAATAAAAAACAAAGGAGACTAAAATGGAAGCAAAAGTAGATACGATTTATCCAGTTGCAGCTGCACAGAAAAATATGTCAGTGCATTTTACAGATGTAGAAAGAGCAGATCTACCTGCAATTTTTGGTGCAACCGAAACAAAGATAGTTTCACTAAAAGATGCACTTAATGATCCGGGTTATAATGGATTCAATTCTGTTCGCAGAACTGGACGAATAATCGAAAAGAGTGGAGCAATGAGAGATCTCACTCCAGAAGAGGGAATTGTTACAATTGTAAGTGATCGCTATCATTTAACTCAACATAAAGAAGTTTTTGATAATGTGTTGAAAGTGCTTGATGAACACAATGTTAATTTTTCAATTCCAAAACTATATATTGATCAAAGACCAGGACGGAATCGCGCATACGGAAATGTAGTTTTTGATGACGTAAGAGTAAATGTTGACGGATCAGATATTGCTCCTACAATTGATATATTCAATTCTACAGATGGTAGTTTACCAGCTGGAATTCTTTTCGGAGCATATCGCTTCAAATGTTTAAACGGAATGTTAGTTGGTGTAAAGTTCAATATGCAGAAAATGATTCACACACCTTCAATTGTAACGAAATTGAATTTTGAAGAAACATATGAAAAGGTTATGGTTGAATTTAATGAATTAACTCAATCAATATATCGTATGCAGGAAGTTAAATTCAACGACACAATGCTTGAAACACTTAAGCTAATGGGATTTAACAAAGCATTCATCAAGCACTATCCGGTTATCGTAGAAAAGTATTTACTTAACAACAGTGAAGATGTTAAGCAAGATACTCTCTGGGCACTCTATTCAACAGCAACGAATTACATTAGTAATTATATAATGTTGAAGAACTATTCTGAAGCAATTAAATCACAGAAATTGTTACATCGTTTTATGAATAGTCAGCTAAGGATGGTTGCATAAATGAATATAGCATTTGATATACATGGTGTATTATCAGATGTACAAAATATAATTCCGGTGGTCAATGAATTATTGGCTGCCGGACATGATATTTATGTAATATCTGGTACACCTGTAGACGAGATGAAGGAAGAATTAGAGCAGAAGTATGGATATAGTTTAAGCATATTTAAAGACTTCTTCTCAGTTATTGATCATGTACGTAGAACAAGGCCAGAGGTTGATATTACAGTCAATTCTTATGGTTGGTGGATTCCTTCTGATGAAATGTGGTGGACAATCAAAGCTGAGATTTGTGAAGAGAACAACATTGATTTATTAATAGATGATAGTATAGAGTATATGCAAGGTTATCTTGAAGATAAATTCATTTGTTATAATCTAATTGAAAATAATGATATTTTGGACTTCATTAAAATAGCAATAGAGGAGATTAATAGATAAAATTATGAAAACACTTAGATGTTACTCATCTGATCGGGGTATTTTATTTTTTGGAGTTTACGATGAGAACAGGTATTTGGGTAACATAATAAGAAATATTCAGGGGACTGATAGAAGAAATAGAAGTTGAAACTATAACCAGATTTTGCAGGTAACAAGGAAGAGCTTCTTAAAAGAATAAAGAATCAATTAAAATAGCAATAGAGGAGATTAATAGATAAAATTATGGAAAAAACATTAGTAATTGCAGTTGACTTACAAAATGACTTTATGAATAAAAATGGAGCTTTATATGTTCCTGGAGCAGAAGATATTAAAGAAGAAGTAAATGACTTTATGTATCGAGCCATGCGAGCTCTTGATACGAATCACAAAATATGGTATACAGCAGACTTACATGATTACGATGATGAAGAGATTTCAACACATCCAGATCTTACTAATACTTTTCCTCCACATTGTATTAGGAATACTGAAGGATCGTGGCTTATTGATCATGCAACAGGAAATGAATATTCCTCAGAAGCAATACTTGAAGAATCTATGCCGCCGTTTGCTTCCGTATATTATAAAAACAAGTTTTCTGTATTTGAAGGTAATAGTGCATTTGAAGCTGATATTATAGATGATATGTACAATATCGATAAAATATTTATATTTGGAGTTGCTGGAGATATTTGTGTTAAGGGTGTGCTTGATGGAATGGTTCAATTAATTGAGTATGGCAGATCAGATTGCAGACAAATAGTTGTTCTTCTTGATTTAATTGCTAGCATAGACGATAAAAAGTTTATAAAGTATATTAAAAAACTCGTATATGATTATGAATATATTACAGTTGCGTTTTCTGAAGATGTTGTCTTCGAGATATAAAAATAAAATTTTTACTATTTTTTGTAATTATATTATATTATATATGTAGAAATTAATAAATGGAGGTTTATTAAAAAAAAATGAATGTATTTAAATTATTTTATCGGGTGCCAGAGCATCCAAATGTTGAATACGCAGCAGGGATACATAATGAAAAAATAGACTATTCACATTATAGCAAGCTCAGGGATAGCTGGTTTGGTGAATGGTTGGACGAAAAAGGTATCGATTGCAAAACCTTAACAGAAGAGGAATGTGGAAAGCAGATACTTAATTTTTATAATGATACAATTGATCCAGCAAATCCTGATCCAAGAAGAATATTTGTTAGTGTTGAAGTAGCAGAAACCAAACCTAAAACTGGAAGGGTAATGTTTCATCAACATGAAGCTGAAATTAAATATACTCCTGGTAAAAATTGGGCAAGTAAAAAGTTTAAGTTAGAATTAAGCGACAAGAGACCTCTCTCCGGTGCAGAATATAATGCAGGTATTTACACCTGCCCTGATTGTGGAAGTCATGTTACCGAAATAGATGCTGAAAATAACTCGCCAAATATAATTGGATTTAATTATCATTATGATGATGTAGTTGTGATTATGCAATGTCCGTATTGCTTTTGTAAATACTTTCATCATATTGATGTTGCTTCTTATGAATCGTATAAAAGAATTAAAAAACATCATAAGGAGATTAAATAATGAGTATTATTAATAGTATCCTAGATAACGACTTATATAAATTTACGATGCAACAATTCGTATTGCATAACTTTAATAATGTCGAGGTCGAATACGACTTATCAATTCGTTCTGATGTTGACTTAAGATCGTATAAACTCGATATTGCTGTGGCAATAAGTAACCTACAATTTTTAAAGCTTACATCTGATGAAGATTGTTATCTTAGAAATTTAAGGTTCTTATCAGAAGATTATGTTGATTGGTTATATAACTTTAAATTTAATCCTGAGGAAGAAGTAAGAGTAACTGAGAAAGATGGTCAACTTGCAATTACAATCAAAGGCTTATGGATTAATACTATATTATATGAAGTTCCTATACTTGCAATTATATCTGAAATTTATCATAAAAAAAACGACTTAAAGGAGCAAAGTAATTGGTATCATACGACTGTTGAAGCGCGAAATCGTTTAGTTAAAAAGTATAATTATGCCGAAGATATTAGTTCAGATGGTTTTCATTTTGCAGATTTTGGTACAAGAAGACGACATAGTCGTGAAAATCAAGATAAAGTAATTTCGGAATTATATGGAATAAGTCCTGTAACGTTTGTTGGGACAAGTAATGTTCACTTTGCAATGAAGCATAGATTAACACCAATTGGTACAATGGCACATGAAGTAATAATGGCTGCACAGGCATTACTCCCACTACCTACTCATCAGAAAGATATATTATATTTATGGGCAAAGGAATTTAAAGGCGATCTAGGAATAGCATTATCAGATACTCTTGGAAGTAAAAAATTCTTTGAAGATTTTACAGCTGATTTAGCAAAAATGTTTGATGGAGTTAGACATGATAGTGGCGATCCTGAAGATTTTGCAAAAGAGACTATTATGCATTATAAAAAGCTAGGCATTGATCCGATGACAAAGACAATTGTATTCAGTGATTCGTTAGATTTAGTTAAAGCAAAAAGACTTTTTGATAAGTTTAAGAGTAAAATTAAAATATCATTTGGTATAGGAACTAATCTCACTAATGATTGTGATGGAATAAAGCCATTGTCAATTGTAATTAAAATGCAAATGTGTAATGGAATGCCAGTTGTAAAAATATCAGATACACCTGAGAAGGCAATGTGTAGAAATAAAAATTATTTAGAATTTATGAAGGAGCATGTAAATGGAGAATCTTAGTATTACTATTAGACAAGGCTACGGAGGTGATAGAATTATACTTTTTAATCATAGTTTATTTAAGTATAATTGTATTATGCATATCAATTCAGAGCTCAAAGCTGTTGTATGTGAAAAAGGAACCTTAAGAGCTATCGCATATAGGAATAAATAATATTTTAACACCACCCAGTACAGTAATAGTTGATGTGGTTTTTAAGTTTGAAAAGCTTCCTGAAACTCTATTTTCTGTATCTTTTTCTGGTACAAAAATAGATGTATGGAGAATAGATGACTCTCCAACACCACATTATGTTAAAAGTTATGACATAACTTAAAAATTAAAGAAAACGAGGAGTATATAGATGTATAGTAAGGTAAACTATGGGCGAATTTTAAATGAAAATCGACCAATTAAAAAAGTAATTAACTTCCTAGAGAGAAAATTAGCAGACTCAGGAAAAAAGAATTACATAATTGGATATTCTGGAGGAATCGATTCCGCACTTGTTACAGTGTTGGCAGTAATGGCAGTTGGAAGTGATCATGTTTTTGCATATAAGCTTCCGTATTTCGAGCATGTAGGTAATTTAATACCTGCTGACGATTATCTTGATAGTCTTGGACTAGATGGACATTATATTGAAATGAGCATTAAAGAAACGGTTGATTCGTTTTCAGAAAAGGACAACTATCGTAAAGGAAACATTATGGCAAGAATAAGGATGACACAACTCTATAATTCAGCAGCAAGATTTAACGCTCTCGTTTTAAATACTTGTAATATGTCAGAAACACTTGTTGGCTATGAAACTAAATATGGTGACGCTGCTGGAGATATTGCTCCAATAGTTCATCTTACAAAGACTGAAGTTTGGAAATGGGGAGAGAAATTAGGACTACCAGCAGAGATTCTTAATAAAGTACCTACTGCAGGATTATGGGACGGACAAACTGATGAAGATGAGCTGGGATTTTTATATGCCGAACTTGATACTGTAATTGAACAATATCGTCATAATTTGACTAATATAGAGTTATATGAATGGATGGATGCAAGATGGGAAGACTCAACTTATTCATTGCCTGTTCATATTAAAACCTGGTTAAAAATTAGAAAGCTAAATAAAAATTCTCAGCATAAACTACATCCGATGTCACATTTTAATTGGTGGGAAGCTCAAGAAGATTGGGAAAGATATGGAAATTACTAACGGGAAACTAGTAAGAAGGAAGAAATAAAATGAAAACACGCGAATTAGAAATTATAGTATATGGACTCTATAATGGCATCCAAAATATATGGATGAGTGGACCAGTTAGCTCTATTACAATTGGTGAAACATTAACAATAAGAACCGGCGATAAGAATAATCTAATATTCAGAGCAGATAAAAATAATGCTGATGAATGGTCAGTGAGGTATTTATAAAAATTATGGAAACTAGAAAAGTACCGACAGGACATATTTGTATAATTAATGGAGACTTAGGAAAGCCGCTTGAATTCTTATCAATTGGTGATTATGGAAAAGAGCAAAATGTTAAAGCTGAGTTTCTTGGATTAACTAAAGAAATTGAAGGTGTTTCAAATGGAAGTGTAATGCCATTAGAAGAGAAATGGGTTATAACAATTTCAACTCAATATGGCTGTTCAATGGGCTGTACATTTTGTGATGTACCTAAAGTTGGACCAGGTATTAACGCTACTAGTAATGATCTATTTAATCAGATTGAACAAGCGCTAATGCTACATCCAGAAGTTAAGCATACAAAAAGACTAAATATACATTATGCAAGAATGGGAGAACCAACATTTAATGCGGATGTACTATCACATGCAAAGGTATTGAAGAAGATTACAAGACATTACTTAGGCGATAGTATAGTTCATCCAGTAATCTCAACCATGCTACCAAAAAATAATAGACGTTTATATCAATTTATTTTAGAGTGGTGTTTCATTAAAAATACAACATATCTTGGAAATGCTGGATTACAATTTTCAATTAATTCAACATCAGATTTTCAAAGAAAAGAAATGTTTTCAGGAAGTGCATTAACATTAGAGGAGATTTCAACATTAGGCAATATGATGCCATATCCAATTGGTAGAAAATACGCTCTTAATTTTGCATTAGCTGATGAGTATGAAATTGATGCTGCTAAACTTAGAACATTATTTAATCCTGATAAGTTTATGGTTAAAATAACCCCAATGCATTTAACAGATTCTTGTATAAAAAATAACATCAAAACAACCGGCGGATATGAATACTTTACACCATATAAGCAAATAGAAAGGGAATTGATTGAAGCCGGTTTTGATGTCATAGTTTTTATACCTTCGTTTGATGAAGATGAAAGTAAAATTACCTGTGGAAATGCTATATTAGCAGAAGGGAGAGTGTGAAATGTCTAAGATAAGAAATATTGTAGAATATGGTCCAAGTTGAAAGAAATCAAAATATATTATTGTTGATATAGACACTTCACATAGAGAACATCAATATAAGTTACGTTTAATTGAAGAGCAGCCAGATATTTGGCTTCCAGAATATTCCTTTAGAGTAATAGAGGAAAACTAAAAATGAAAATATTAATAATGGTAAAATGTCCAAATTGTGGACATATATTTGAATCAGATGAGACATTCGGCTGGATGCCAGATGAAGATGGAGATCCTACAGTTGAACACCAACACTGTCCTAAGTGTGGTATATCAACTGAACCTGCATGGAGTTGTGATTGGTGTCCTAATCAAATAAATTGTAAATTAGAAGAAGAGTGTGGAGCTTGTATTAGTACCGACTTTGATTCATTTGAAATTGTAGAGGAGCGAGAAGATGTTTAAAGAAAGAACACTAGAAGAGAAAATGAAAGATTATGCAAGTGCAGCAGCATTATTTCAAGGCGCATATAGTTGGCTAGTTAAGGTAACTGACGAAGGACTTGATATATTTAATAATAATATAGACAAAGCTATAGAAAATCTCAATGAGCATTATGCAAACTATAGAGAAAAGGAAGCAGCATTAAGACTGCATAAGGAAAAAAGAGATGAATAGTAGAAGAGTAGAGTATGCAGAAATATTATTCTAAGGGAAGGAGAGACTAAGATGGAAAAATTTACTAGTAGTTTTATGAGAGACTACAATAATGGAGAATACAGCCTTGAAGATTTTACTGTTCAATTCGGTATCATTGGTCAAGAGAGACACCACGTTAGTGATTTATATATTGAATCAGCTGAATATCAATGTGAAGAATTAATTCGTGAAGAAATTAAACTGATCAGCATATATCTCGGTTGGTTTATTATAGATCAGCTTGCAATTAAATAAGGGAAAAAGAAATAAATGAAAATAATTAAACCAAGTTTTGAAATTGAATCGGAGATAGTTGGTTGAGCTCTACTGAAACATATTGAGAAGGCAGGTCGAACTGCATATAAAAGTGAAGATAAAATAACTGAAGACTCTGCAGCTAAGTTTGTTAAGATGATAATTGAAAGAGGTCACTTATCAGTATTAGAACATTATTCTGTTACCGTAAGAGTAATTTGTGATAGAGGAGTAACACACGAAATAGTTAGACATAGATTAGCAAGCTACACACAGGAAAGCACTAGATATTGTAATTATAGTAAAAATAAATTTGGTAATGAATTAACGTTCATTGAACCTATATTTTGAAAAGAATCAACAGTAGACGATGCTAGCAAATATATGATTTGAGCAGATATGATGAGACATATTGAAAAAGCATATATCCGATTAGTCGAATTAGGTGCAAGTCCACAAGAAGCGAGAAGTGTACTCCCGAATTCATTGAAGACAGAAATAGTTATGACGATGAATTTAAGAGAGTGGTTACATTTTTTTAAACTTAGAACTTCACTAGCAGCGCATCCGCAAATGAGAGAAATAGCGATTCCAATGTTAGAAGAGTTTAAAAAACAAATTCCAATAATATTTGATAGTCTTAATATAGTAAATCTTTTAGTAAGATAGAGAAAATCGGTAATCAAGTACCGAGTACAGGAAGAGAAGGTTTTTACAAGGTTCCTTCTCTTTTTTTGTTGTTTATAATTCTAAAAAATTAGTTACTATTTTTTGTAATTTGTTTATATTATAATTATAAATAAATAACTTGGAGGTTTATTAAAAATGTTAATTAGCGAAAGTCAGTTTAAAGAAATTAGAGCTAGAATGGAAGCTAAAAAAGAAGAATGTAAGAAAGGTGATCAACTTTATTGTGTCTGGGTTGGTATTAAGTATCCTAAAAATCGATGGAGAGAGGCTAAAGCTCTTGGCGCCAAAAAAGATTCATATTGGGGCTGGATAGTTTATAGTGGTTCAGTTAATTCAAATGGATTTGATCTCATAGATGAGTCAGATAAGATTGCTCAAGAATATGGTTTATTTAGTGTTTGTAGATATCTATAAAAACGGAGGAAAAATGAAAGAAGCAACAATAAGATTATTAGTCGCAAGTGTAATAGCTGCTACACAAATTGCTTTATTTATTACATGTTTTCTTAATCCCTATTTCCCGGAAACTAATATTACTGACTTTATTAGCAGCGCTATTTTATTATCAATTACCATGGTAATATCAGCGATTTTTTGGATGTATTCAGTTTTATCGTTTTATTTTAAAGTGCAAGAAGAATTGGAAGAGGAGTAAATTATGGATATTAATACACCTATAATGGGCGCATGCTCATTCATTCTTTTATTTTTAATTATTACATTAGTGGTTGTTATTTTCAATACTGGTAACCCGATATTACTTATTCCGCTTCTTATGGCAAGCGTTCAGTTCATCATAACACTATCAACGTTTATTGAGTTGCTTGAAAACGAGTTGTAAAAGATGGAAAAGAAAATAGAAGCTTCGAAAGAAGAAATAAATGAAAAGCTTAATGAAGAGATTAGTAAAACCTATATTTGAGAAAGAGGAGATTTAATGACAAACCAAGAAATAGCGGTTGAAATTGCTCAATGGGCAAATAATGGTGACGCCAAGAACTTAGAGGATATCGAATACAGGAAAATAGGGGATTTTATTTCAGTGAGCTATACCAGTATTTCCACAAGGGTAACTATTGAGTATAATTTTTTATCTGATTATATGCTTGTATACTATTCTCTAAATTTAATTGAAACACCTCGTTACGGAATATTTAACGTAAGGAGAGTAGTAGAACTATTTAGGAGTATGAAATGAACGGAGTAATATTTGAAAAAGATAGTGGAGTAAAACCAATCAAGCATTGGCTACCATTTAATGAAATAGAAGAAGGAGCATTACAACAGGCACGAAACTTAGCATCTCTACCATTCATATTTAAACACGTAGCATTAATGCCGGACTGTCACCAAGGATATGGAATGCCGATCGGCGGAGTTATAGCGACTAGAAATGTGGTAATTCCAAATGCAGTCGGTGTTGATATTGGTTGTGGAATGTGTGCTGTGAAAACACCATGGAAAACACATGAGATACCACGTAATGAAATATTACGTATTATGGCTGAGATTCGTAAAAGAATACCACTTGGAAAAAATAGTCATAATAGTCCTCAGATAGATGCAATGGTAAAATTAATGAATGGTCGTACTGGATACGATCTCGGGGAAATTAGCTTTCGTCGCTATGAAGCATCTATGACACAATTAGGAACAATGGGTGGTGGAAATCACTTCATTGAAATTCAGAAAGATAAAGAAGAGAATATTTGGGTAATGGTTCATTCTGGTTCACGTAACTTAGGTAAAAGAATCGCTGATTATTACAATAATATTGCTATTAAGAATAACAAAATCTGGCATACGCAAATTCCTACAGAATATCAATTAGCATTCTTACCGTTTGGTACTGAATATGCTCAAAATTATCTTCGTGAAATGAACTTTGCAGTTGAGTATGCTTTTGCAAATAGAGCATTAATGATGGAAAGAATTAAAGAATCGTTTGATATTATTATGAGTTGGAAAACTATTGATTTATCTAGCATGATTAATATAGCTCATAACTATGCTCAAATGGAGAATCACTTTGGCGAAAATGTTTTAGTTCATAGAAAGGGAGCCACTCTTGCGAGAACAGGAACTATAGGAATTATACCAGGCTCTCCAGGTACTCCATCGTATATAGTTAATGGACTCGGAAATCCAGATAGCTTTATGTCTTGCTCTCATGGAGCCGGCAGATTGATGTCAAGAACCAAAGCTCAAAATGAATTGAGCCTTAATGAGCAAATTAAAATATTAGATGATCAAGAAATCATTCATGGAATCAGACATGAAAGAGATTTAGATGAAGCACCTGGTGCTTATAAAGATATTAATAGTGTTATGTATAATCAGGAAGATCTTGTCAAGGTAGTTACTAAGTTGATGCCGCTAGCAGTAATAAAGGGGTAAAAATAAAGTTACTATTTCTTAATTTCTAATTATATTATATTTAGATCTTTTATATTTTAAGGAACTAAAATAACTTGGAGGTTATTAAGATGAAAAAAATTTATAGAGTATGTGCAATGGAAGTACTTAGTATGGACATATATTACAGATATGAATCTTATGATAAACCAGCAGCACATGAATATGTATTGAGATGTTATAGAAGATGTAAGAATATGAATCGTGATGAGAACGTAATGAATGATAATCTTACTCTAAAAGAAGCAATCAAATGGTTTAACTTTTATAACACTGAGCGCGAATTTGGTGGAGCAATTATTCAGGTTTATAATGAAGATACTAAAATCTGGGAGGACGAAAATGGGAAGTAAAATTTATAAAGAGCCGTTTAGGGAATTGATTAAGAAATATCGAAGTATTACTTTGAAGCAGATTGAAGATGATATTGACTCTAATCCTATTGATTCCGCTCTTAGTGAAGCTCGTGTATTGTCGTCTATAATGTTTACTCCGTATAGGCTTACTGGCTTTGGTGGAAGTGGTTGTATATTATGTAGAGCGTTTAATGGCAATTGCATGTTCTGCTATGGAGCGTATCATGAAGGTTTTGGAGATTATAATGGCTTAGGATGTCTACATTATGGACATGAAGAGACATATTATAAAATATCTCATGCTCGTGATGCTGAAGACTTACTCAACGCTTTCAATGAAAGAGCTAACCATATAGAAAAGTGGTTAAAAGGATTCAAAGATGGAAGAGATTAATAAAGAACCATTTAAAGAATTGATTAAGAAATATCGAAGTATTACTTCGGAGCAAATTGAAAAAATTAGTAAATGTGAATTTTGCATGGGAGATGTTGCAGCTGAACTAACTGGATGGGGCTGTACGCTAACTTGTATTTTATGTTTAACCTTTAAAGAAGAATGTTCAAAATGTTATGGTATTGAATGTGGAGTAAATCGCAAGAAATATGCCTGTGTGGGAGGGGTGCATGAAAAAACATATGCTAATATTGGAGAAGCTCAGACATTTAACGAACTTTTCAATGCTTTTAATGAAAGAGCTAATCATATAGAAGAATGGTTAGAGGGATTTGACGATGAGTTTGAAGATGAGAAAACTAAGGAGTAGAAATGCACAAAAAAATAAAAGAGGCTTTTCAAAGTCTATTATCTAGTTATGAAAATATTTCTATAGAAGACATCAAAGTATATGAAGATGAATTTAAGCGATATCGCGATTCAGATATAACAAAAAGATCACCTTATTTACCAGATAAATTCGGCAGATATGTAATGAAAAAAAAATTTGGATTAGGAACTGATGATTTTATATTGTGCTGGACCGCTTGGGAAGTCGCTAGAAATTGCTTTAATACAATTCATTTTGATAAAAGACATGTATGTAAATTTTGTTTCGGAAATTTAGGAGGATGTGTTGATAAGAGCTTAGACGTAACAGCGCATAACATTCACGTTTCTGAAACTCCGGCAGAGTTGCTTGGTAATATTAAAGAGAGAGTTATAGTAATTAAAAAATGGCTAAAGGAGCACGGATATGAGTCAGCAGAGTAATACCGCACCTTGGATAATAGCTCTAGTACTTATATTTGGCCTAGGATTTATGACAGCAGCCAGCTATCTTACAGAGAATGAGTCTCATAAACCTTTAGAATATACAGTTACAAATCAATATGGATTTTTGATTGATGTTAATAATGACATCATGCAGAGAGCATGTGTATTCCATAATATTGGTCCTGATGATATTCGATGGGATATTGAAAACAAAACTTTTTCATTTTATAGAAAAAATGGCGAACACTGTAAAGTATTTACTAATGCCTTTATGAAAGAATTAAGTAAGGAGAATTATGTTTTGGGATAAAAAATTTGATAGAAAAGAAATTAAGAAAGCTAAAACATTTATTCGTCCAGAAGAAAAACCTAGAAATGTAAAGGCTGGAAATAAGAAAAAAAACTTTAGAGTATATGGTAAGAATTGGCCATGGCAACATCTCTATGATATGTACATTAATCTAGGTGATTTTGTAACTGCAAGAAAAATGTGTGAACAAAAAGAAAGAATATCTTTTCTAGATCATGAGTTAGATTATATAAATTCATACAAAACTCTTAAACAAGCTCAAAATGCAATGAGTTCATATAATAAAAAAAGCTATTATAAACTTGAAATTAGAGAGTTAAATGAAAATATAAAGGAGTGGGTGACAATTGAAAAGTTTAATGACTAAGATAGTAACTCAACAACAAGAAGTCTTATACTTCTTGCAAAGTACACAAACATATAATATTTGTAATATGATTAAAGACTTAGGAAATAATGAGTTTTCAAAAAGACTAAAAGAATTAGATAAAACTAAAATTGGAAAAATTAATCATAAAGACGGCACTATAGATTCATATGATATACTCAGAAATGATGTGATTGGGTATGTAATAATCAATAAACTAAGAGTTAGGGTAGAGTGGAAATTAATTTAAAAAAGTTACTATTTTTTATAATTTGATTATATTATTAATGAAATTAGTAAACGGAGGTTAATTAGAATGGAAATTAATAAAAAGCCTTTTTTAGAATTGATTAAAAAGTATCGAAGTATTACTATAGCTGAAATTCAAGCTATTAAAGATTCTGGAGTCAGCGGATTTAATATCATTGCAATGCATTTAACAGGATTTGGAGGAAGTACATCTTGTATATTATGTAGAGCATTTGATCACCGCTGTAAATATTGTTACGGAATAGAGACTTATTTTAATGAAGTCATTATGAAAGAGCACAGAGCACAATTCGGTTGTCTACATAATGATCATGAAAAGACATATTATAGAATTAAAAATGCGGGAACTGTAGACGACTTACTCAATGCTTTTCAAGCACGAGTAGATCACATTGAAAGGTGGTTGGAAAAATTTGAAGAAGAAAAATAAATGAAAGTTTTAAAATATTATAACATTAATGAAACAGGAACTAATACATTTCCAGAAATGGAACATGCAGACTACTTCTATGTTAACTCAGCAGAGGATGTAATTATTATTTTAACTAACTCCGGTTATTCTATATATCAATTATTGAATGGCGAATTTACATTTATAGATGAATATGATTATTTTTATGAATCTTATGAATTAGCAAAGGAGTTATAAGAATGAAGAGTATTATATATGACGAAGAAATAGTTAAAGAGTTTATAAAAACGCTTCCAGCTCTCATTAATGATGAAGTAAGATTTATTTCATTATCTGCAAGAAATAAATATCTCACTAATGATGATAGATGTTACTATGGTTTAAGCAGAACTGAAATGTTTGCTCGAAAAATAATTAGAAATGATGAAAAATTCTTAACGATACTAAAGCGAATTGATATATCAACACCAACATATACTACAAGTAATGGACTTGAAATACCTCGAAAAGCAATGGTCTACTATTTCAATATTAATCCTTCAAGTACGATTAAAGCTTATCATATGTTTGCTAAAAATATGGCTCAATTTAGTAGTGAACTTTTAATTGCTAGTCTAGGTGGTAAAGATACTAATACAATGATGACAAAAATGAGACATGGTGATATTGAATATATGAATTGTATTCAGAAAGCTCGTGGTAGTAAGCATTTTATTGATATTGATTTCGATATTGATAAAGAAAAAGATTGCTATTTATTAGATAAATTTATTAATGATATGACAAGTCAAAATATTTATTTCTTTATTATTGAAACTCGAGGTGGCTATCATGTAGTGTTAAAGCTCTCCACTATTCCAAAGAAATTTAATCTATATGAACTAACTCATATACTTGATTGCGGTGCGAAGAGAAGTAATGATAAAAACGAAATAGTAATTAATAGCAATGCAATGATTCCATTACCAGGAACTTATCAGGGTGGATTCAAAGTTAGGTATTTTAATCGAGAAGGTTTTATGAGGAGAAATCATGAAGAAATGTATGTATAAGGAAGACAAGAAGCCAGACTTTATTGATTACTGCGCAATAACAATTTCATTCGTAGCAGTAGTTCTTGCATTGATTGTAGCTATACCATTTTGGTTAGTAGTATATGCTGTTAATAAGCTTAAGTCAAAGAAAGATATCGTAGTAGAGAAAGTAGATAGGTGGTAATTGTGGAATATATTATTGGAGTGTCATTAATGGTCTTTAGTGTAATTGGATTTTTAGTAACACTGAAAGTAATGTTTCCGTTTAGATTATTTTCAAAACATAGGAGAAGTTATAAATGAAGCTAAGAAAAAGAATTGATAATTTATTTGAAAAAATTATTGAAAAGTCAAAGTATGTACAAGCAGCTTGGTGTACCGGAATCATTGTTGTGACCTTACCAATAATACTTGGGATAGTTGGACTGTTTTTTAAAATAGTAAGCAATCTTTTTGGTTCACCAGGTGTATTAATTGTACTTACTGTTGCATTTATATATATTATAATTTTAGCAATAATACATGAATTCGAGAGTTATTAATAGGAGGAAAAAGATGAAAAAAATATTTAATAGTATAGTAGATTTTTATAAAAATCTCAAAAACAAGAATTCAGAATTTGCAGCATTAATTTAGTCTATAACTGCAATTATTGGAGCAATAATATTTGCTTTATTTATTAGATTAATTTTTAATATTTCAGGAGCTGGCGGTATGATTGCTTTAGCCGGTATAGGTATCTCATATATTATGGCACTTATTATAATAAAAACTAATCGAGGAGAACTGGATGATTAATACATTTAATGGTGTAGTAAAAGATACTAAGAAGTTATATGGTAAAATTAAAGATTTTTATAGTAATCTAAAACATATGAGTATTTGGCTTTCATCATTAGTTACTTTAATTACATTTGCAATAATAGCTTCTATTGTTTCTTTTTTCTTTTATATGATTTATGTGAATCTTGGTAATACAGTTTGTACTACAGTGATATATAGTTTAATAGCTATCTTTATTAGTATAGATAGGTGGTCAAGATAAATGAAAAATTATATGAAAAAAATATTGGAAAATATTGGAAAATATTGGAAAATATTGGAAAATTCATTGAAAGTTTTGAAAAGAAGTCGCCCTGGGAAATTGCAATATACTATATATTAGGTATGGTTCTAGGAGTTATTTTATTATACTTAATAATATTCTTAATGTATATTACAATCGGTGGATGGGGTATAGTTATAGTATTTGTACTCGAAGCAGTTTATACGATAGTTGCTTGCATAATAGCAGATAATAGAGATCAGTATAATCGTTATCATTAATTTAAAAAGAAGAAAAAGGAGAATTAAATGATTTATACTTTATTTAAAATAGCTGGAGATATTGTAATAATTGGAGTGAATATAGCAATGGTACTCTGGGGTAATAATATTTATAAGAATGAGACAAGTTATTTCAAATATGCATTCTTAACTTTTATTTTAGGAGTAATAGTATTTTTTTTCGGCTTAGGACTTATGGTTTGGATTCCATAAAATTAAAAGAAGAAAAAAGGAGAATAAAAAAAGAATGTTACCATTATCAACATTTATAGTGATTATAGTCGTTATGTGGCTACTATGGACATCTCGAGAAAAAATCACTATCTGGTTATCGACAAAAACAGAAGAGGAAAAACTTGATGAAGCACGTATCAAGTTAGAAAAAGAAAGGATAAAAAAGAAAATAAAGAAGCTCGAAAAAGAGCTCAAAAAAAGGAAGGTAAAGTAATGGGTAAAGGCACAATTGCTGTAATTTTATTCGTAGTCGCAGCTATAGTATTAGTTGCATTAGCAGGAAGTTTAGTAGAAACAAACAATGCAGGTTATTACATCGTTAAACAGGCAGCTCTAACAGGTAATATGACAGTGAGAAATGAACCGGGAGTATTCCCACAATTTTTTGCTAAGTTAACAAAATATCAGATTTCTGATATGAGCTATTTTTCAAAGTCAGATCTCGACGGTGGAGTAGGTGAAGATTCACAACCAATTAAAGTTAGATTCAACGATGGTGGTACTGCAGATATTTCTGGAGCTATTAAATTTAAGTTAAGTCAAAAAGAACAAGATGAGTTATCACTACATAGAGAATTTAAAAGTTACACTGCAATTCAGCAAGATTTAATTCGACAAGTAGTATCAGAAGCTCTTATGCAAACTGCTACATTAATGAAAGCTGAAGAATCATATTCCACCAGACGTGCGGAATTTACTTCATTGGCAGAGAATCAAATTCGATTCGGAATTTATGAAACGGTTTCTGTTGAAAAGAAAGTTCAAGATACCGAAGGTAATGATTTTATCGAACGAGAAACTGTTTTAAAACTTACCAAAGACGGATTACCGATAGTAAGGAAAGAAAGTCCTTTTATAAGATATAATATTTCGATTCTCCAGTTCATTATAAAAGAAATTGACTTTGATGCTACTATTGATAATTTAATTTCAAAGAAGAAAGAAGCTGAACAGCAAAAAGTTGTTGCTCGTGCTAATGCCGAAAGAGCAAAGCAGGATGCTATTACTGAGGAAGAAATGGGTAAAGCTCGTATAGCTAAAGCACAAGCAGACGAATTGGTTATTAAGATCCAAGCTACTACTCAGGCACAAAAGAATTTTGAAGTTGCTGAGTGGAATAGAAAAGAAGCAATTGAAAAAGCAGCTGCTATCCTTGTAGAAAAAGAGACTGAAGCTAAAGCAAATGCATTGCTTGTTAAAGCTGGTTTAACTCCTTTACTGAAAGCGCAAATTGATAAAGAAACTGCTATTGGTGTAGCACAAGCATTGTCGAAAGTCGTATTTCCAACTACAATGGTTCTAGGTCAGGGCGGAGATGGAACCAGTGCACTGAATCCGTTTGATGCAGTCGGACTTCAAAGTTTCATTGAAATTAGTAGAAATATGGCGAAATCTTCAGTAGGAAAATAGATTAGTGTAATTGGTTTACATTCACACCGTAGGGGTGGGAGAGAAGGATTTTTGACATGTTCCTTCTCTCTTTTTTTTAAAAATAAGTTACTATTTTTTATAATTAGTTTATATTATATATATGAGATTAAAAAATAACTTGGAGGTTATTAAGATGGTTAGTATTAAGAAAAAAATTATAATGACAGAAGATATTAGAGTACTAAAAGGTGTCTTTAATGTTAAAGGTCGTCAACTATTTCTAGTAGGCGGAGCTGTTAGAGATCTGGTTCTTGGAAATGAGCCGCATGATTATGATTTTGCCACTGACGCAACTCCGGCGGAAATGTTAGGTTGGAATTGCGTACTATCAGAGGATAAGGCATTATATAAAGTAATTGATACTGGCTCAGCATTTGGTACTGTAACATTTATAATGATTGGAGTGAGTGGTTCAATATTTGAAATTACAACTTTCAGAACTGATCATAATTGTGACGGGCGTCATACAGATGTTAAGTTTGCAAAGACAATTGAAGAAGACTTATCCCGAAGAGATTTTACAATCAATGCAATGGCAATTGATATGAACTATCCTGATGTAATTATTGACCCATTTAATGGGCAAAGCGATCTTAAAAATAAAATTATAAAAACTGTTGGAAATGCCACTGAAAGATTCGAAGAAGATACTCTGAGAGTAATCAGAGGATTTAGATTTGCAGCAAGATATGATTTCAAGATTGATTTTTATACTATAGATGCTATGATGCAAGCAATTTTACTTGCTGATAATATTAGTAAGGAAAGAATTAAAGATGAAATTATTAAAGCTGCAAGTAGTAAAAATTTCTCTAATTTTATTCGCATTGCGGAAAGCATCGACTGGTTAAATTTTATGTTTGGATATAATATTAATCATTTAAAGCAGATGCCGCTAAACAAATATCATACTGACAATGCTCTTATACATACTTTAAAAGTTGTTGATAAGGTAGAAGATAATGGCGGAGGTGCTTTAGAAAAGATAGCAGCACTCCTACACGATATTGGAAAGATAGATACAGTAGCAGCTGGAGAAGACGGGATGTTTCATTTTCGTAAGCATGAATTAGTTGGCGCTCAGATAGCAAAAACTATATTAGAAGGACTTAGGTTTTCTAACAATGATGTTGACTATATCACTTTCTTAGTCGAAAATCATATGTATGTAAAGTCCTGGAAAGATGAAGTTATTGTTAAGGATTCATCTATTAGAAAATTAATAAGAAGAATGAAGCACCTAGATGATCTTTTAAGACTTGTAGATGCAGATAATAAATCACATCATCCTGATTGGATAATGGAGAATCAAGTAAGTAATATCTATAAGAGAATTGAACAATTGAAAGATGAAGGTACAGATAAGATTAATATTCCAGTTGATGGAAATGATATTATGGAAGTTCTTGATATTAAGCCAGGTAAAGTAGTTGGAGAGATTCTTCGAAGAATCGAAAATTATATGTTAGAGTTTCCAGATACTACAAGAAAAAATGTTATGGTTGGTTTACTTAATACGAAAGCAGAATGTAATTGGAATTTTGATGAAATGGAAAGAAAATTAAGAGAGGTAAAAGATAATGTATAAATGGTATTCAGAATTAAAAGCAGGTTTAGAGCATTGATAGATACAGTTATTGCAACTATAATACTAGGACTCATAATATTCTGTATTGCGAAATGGACAATAGTTTCTTTGTTAGTGATCGCAATCTTAGCTCTTATGATAAGAATCTGGTTATGGTGTTATAAAGTAGAAGCAGATAATGATAAGAGAACAAAATCTGGAGAAGAGAAAAATGCTTGATTACCTTAAAACTTGGTTAAAAATAGCAGATGATTGGTTTGAAAATCAAACTGCCGCTATACAAGCTTTAATAGCAGTATTTGCTATATTAATTGGAATTACAATATTTATAGCCTGTATGTGCTTATGGACTACTCAAACTATATTGGTATCGTTTTTCGGATTTTTTATATATCAAATATATGAGGGACTCTATGAAATGTACAAAGAGAATAAAAATGAATATCATTAAGCATTGGTTAAAGAAAATATCTATTGTATTAATGATCGTATTAGCATTTATTAATGAAAAGTTAAATAAACATGATATTAATAAAAGAGCAGTATTATATACACTCTTAACAGCTTTTATAATTACGTCTGTTGTAATAATTGGTTTCACATTTCCTATATTTTTATTTAAATTCATCGTAGGCGTTTTAGTGTTGGCTATGATTACTTGGGCACTTTATTTAATGTATTCACTTTTTAATGGAACTTAGTTACTATTTTGAATAAAAGTATTATATTATTATTATTAAGGAGAAATTATGCTTGATGGAGAAAGATTAATATTAATCATAGAGGATGATTCAAAGAGAATGATTAAGTTTAAGAATGCTTTTAAATTCAAACAAAAACTTACATACACAAATAATGTCGAAGAAGCAATTGATTATCTTAGCGAAAATAAATATGATATTATTTTCTTTGATCATGATCTAGGACCAGGCGGGGATGCAATTGATATAGCAAAATGGATGTATCAAACAGAAAATATAAATGGACTTGATACAGCTAAGGCAGCTGACACACATATAATTATTCATTCAATGAATCCGGTTGGCGCTAAAAATATTCAAGGCTATTTAAAAAAAGCAAAGATTTTTCCAGGCATCTGGAATGAAAAAATAAATGAAGGATTTACACCACATTTTAAATACTTTTATTATAGAGAAGATAAGGAGACAGTAAATGTCGGAAAAGATAGGTAATCTAATATATAAGTTTATATCAAATAGAAAAATACCAGTTATTATTCGAGCAACTATATTTATAGTAGTTGTAGTAATTATTGCACTACTTTGTCTACCAGTAGTTGGATTTATATTATACATACTTGAATATTTATTTAGAACTGGTTGGATATTAGTACTAGTATTAGGTGGACTTATAACACTTTTCTATTTTTTAATAAAAGATGGAGATAATACAATAGCAGATAATGAAAACGAGGAGATAGAGAATGAAAAATAAAGTAGATTTTTATTTATCAATGACTGCAGCCATTTGTGTATCATTAGCTGCACTTTCTATTGCAGTATTTCTAATAGCATTTTTTATAACATTACCAATTGAAACGTGGTTAGTAATAGTTAAAAAGATATTAGCAATTTTAATTGGATCACTACTAACGCTAGGAGCATTTGAGCTATTTATAGTACTTTGGAATAAGTTTTATAACAATTAGTTTAAAAGTAAATTATGAATAAAAGAATGAATAAGGGCGTTATTAATGGAGGAGATATTATATGGACTGACGGTGTTGATCCATGGATTATTAAACAGTATAGTAGACTTATGGCATACGCGCCACCAATGTATGATTGGAAAATTTTGGAAAACTTAGGTAGAAATGATAGTATTGAGATTTACAATGATAACATAAGCAATTATGTATTTCCAGTTACTGTAAAAGAAATTAATTTAAAATAAAAGGAAAAAAAAGAAAAACAATGACGTATTATTTAGTAATTGATGGAGAGAAAAGACGACCTGCAATCATAGGAAGCGTAACCTTAGGCAACACAATGTTAGCCGAAGAGGGATGACAAATATTTCAAGGTATTGTAAACTCAGGTAATATTTATCGCTTGGAATATGAAATAATTGACGAGAAAGGGCGTAGATATTCTGGTCAAGCATTTCTTGACAAAGCAAGTAAATTTGAACATATTATAGAAAACTAAGGAAAAAGGACTTTGAATGGAACAAAACGATTTATTTAAGAACCCGACAGCTAATTTTCAAGAATTAGCAAAACAAGGTGAAGTTGTAGGATGTGAAGAGTGTGAACATGATGTATGATATCCAGCATTTATTTTAGTGAAGGTAAGTAAGCTACAAAGTAAGTTAGCAAAAGATAAAATATTCCCAATTCAGGTATATAAATGTGCCAATTGTGGACATATAAATAGAAGTATTAATCCATTAGAAGATTAGGGAAAAAAGAATGCAAAAAAAATTAAGACTTTATACAGAGACAATTCTTGACAGTTGCCATCAGCTAAGAGGATATGACGGCAAGTGTAGTAATATGCATGGACACTCTTGGAAAATATCAATTTGGATTGAAGGTAATGTAGACCAGAGAGATGAAGTTGGAATATTATTCGATTTCGGTAATATAAAACAATTACATGAAAAATATGATCATCAATTTATTAATGAAATTCCACCATTTGATAAAAAAAATGCAACTGCAGAAAATTTGTGTATACAATTTTATAAAGAATTAGTAAGCGAAAATCCAATGTTACAGTTCGTAGTAAGAGTATACGAAACTGCAGTTGGGAAAGAGACATATTGTCAATATGGAGATTTTAATGTTTAAATATATTGAAATGTTTCATTCAATTCAAGGCGAATCTCAATCTGTTGGAATGAATGTTGTATTTTTAAGATTAGCAAAATGTAATTTGAAATGCAACTTTTGCGATTCTACTTACAGTTGGAATGAAGGTGCTAATATTAGTGTAGATAAAATTGTTGAATATATTAGATTGAAAGCTGCAAACGGTATAGTAATTACTGGCGGAGAGCCTCTTTTACAAAAGGAAGAGATTACTAAACTAATTGGAGAGTTACCTGTAGACTTTCATATAGAAATTGAAACTAATGGTACAATTATGCCGGCAGTATTTGACGATTTTATTTATTACAACGTATCTCCAAAACTAAGCAATTCTGGTGAACCTTATGAAAAGAGAATAAATTTAAATGTACTAGAGACCTACGGTGGTTATTGGGACAATAGTATACTTAAGTTTGTAGTTGATAAAGAAGAAGATATTGAAGAAATAAAAAGTTTATTAGATGATCTAGAGTATGAAGTTAACAAAAGTCAAATATACTTAATGCCAGAAGGCATAACTGCAGAATCTCAACAATTGAAAAACAAACAGGTAATTAAATGGGCGCTAGAAAATGGCTGGAATTATAGTCCAAGAATCCAGGTCTCTATATGGAACGATAAAAGAGGAGTATAGTATGAAGATAAATCATTTTGATGTTAGCATGGCTAAATCAATGTTAAGAGGATTCGGATATGTAGCGCTTATATTTAGCATTACAGTTGGAGTTATTATATTAATAGGCTCTGAGTTTTTAGGAATTGTTGAGGAGTTAGTAGATGATAGATAATGTAGTAATTTGAAGAGAGTTAGAACTTAAATTTTGAAGAGAAGATAAAAGAGCTGTTATGCCGTGTGTAGCTTATGAAGGCACTAGTGCTTGCTTTGATTTAATAGCGATTAGAAATACCGTAATTCCCGCAGGCGAAAGTGCTATGATACCAAACGGATTAAGAGTATTAATTCCTGAAGGTTGATATATTGAATTTGCAACCAGAAGTGGCCACGGTATCAAATATGATTTGAGAGTTCATCCGGGAATTATTGATGCTGGATATAAAGGACCCTTATCTGTAAAAATGTATAATTTGGGGAAAGAAGATATTTCTATTCTCAAAGGAAAAGCTATTGTACAATGTAAAGTACATAGAGTACCTGGGTTTACATTCACTGAAATTACGGAAGAGGAATTTAATGAAGTGGAAACAATTCGTGGAGAAAACGGATTTGGAAGCTCAGATGAAATAATTGATAGTGAAGTTATTATAAAAGATAAAAAGGAAAAATAAATGGAAAAGAAAAAAGGACTAATAGCATTATCTGGTGGAATGGATAGTACGACATTATTGTATCACGCTATCATTGATCTCGGCTATGATATGAAAGCTATAGCATTTGACTATGGACAAAATCATAAGAAGGAACTAGGGTTTGCAAAACTACAATGTGAAGAGCTCGGGGTACCGTTTGAAATTATTAAATTAGATTTTTTAAATAAGATCTCTAACAGTAGCTTAACTTCAGGAGCAGATGAGATACCCGAAGGTCATTATGCTAAAGATAATATGAAATCTACTGTAGTTCCATTTAGAAATGGAATACTTTTATCAGTACTAACGGCATATGCAGAAGCAAATGACATTGGCTCAATTTTCTTAGGAAATCATGCAGGTGATCACGCAGTTTATCCAGATTGTCGTAAATCATTTATTGATGCGTTTAAATCCGCTGCGTGTGAAGGAACATATAATAGAGTTAAGTTAATGGCGCCATTTATAAATATGAGTAAGAGTGATATATGTGAATTGGGATTTGAATTAGATGTTCCATATGAGCTAACTTGGAGCTGTTATCGTGGTGAAGAGAGTCCTTGTGGAAAATGCGGCACCTGCGTCGAACGTACAGAGGCGTTTTTAGATAACGATGAAATCGATCCTCTATATGAGTTACAAGATTGAATTAAAGCTGTAACTTATTATGAGAGTTTGTATGAGTGATTGGTTGACTAAATAGCTAAATTTTTATAATAAATAACTTACTATTTTTGCCTTTTCTTTTATATTATCATTGTAGTATAAGAAAGGGCATTATTTTATTATAATTAAAAGAAAGAAGGAAAATAAATTTATGCAAATATCACACGAATCACCGTTATGCTTATTAGAAGAGAGTAGAAAATATAATGATTATGATTATGCTCTAGTTCATCTATTTGATAGTAATGGCAAATATTATAATTTTTTTGAAGAGTCATTGAAATTAGGAAGACGCGTTATTTTAGATAATAGTATATTTGAACTTGGTACCGCTTTTGATGCAGAAGAGTTTTCACAATGGATTCACACATTAAATCCGACTGATTATATAGTTCCAGACGTTTTAGAGGATTGTGATGGAACTATTGCACAGTTTGAGAGTTGGATAGAGAATCATGGAGATCTACCAGGAAATAAAATAGGAGTAGTCCATGGAAAGACATATGAAGAAATGGTTAAGTGTTATCAATATATGGAACGAAATGCTGATAAAATAGCTTTTAATTTTGTTGATAAAGTGTATGATGATTTTTGCATGCAAGGAGATATTGGACTTGATTTTGGTAGAATGACTGGTAGAATGGATTTGATCCAAAAAATGGTTGAAGATGGTATCATTAATACAAATATAAAGCATCACATATTAGGTTGTGTATTACCTCAAGCAGGTAAGTTTTACAAACAATTTGATTGGATAGAATCCGTTGATACATCAAACCCTATCATTCACGGTATACTAAATATTAAATATCAAGAACAAAAAGGCTTATTTACAAAGAATAAAATAAAAATGGTTGATATCTTTGATAAAAAAGTTGATAGAGAACAATGGAATGACATACAATATAACATTGAACAATTCAGAAAGATTTGGAGTATAAATGAACATTAATGATATAAAACTACTTAATAATGATACTGTATTTATGATGACCTGTGGGAAGGTTAAATATCATTTTGAATATGATGTGCCGTTACATAAACTTTACAAAGGAGCATTTCATAATGCAAGACAAGATTTTATAAATTTAGTCGCGGGTAAAAATAATTACTACTACGTCACACCATCAGGTCCAGGGATTGTTTCTGCAACAACATTGTGTGGTTATTATGATATGATAACGCCTAATTGTAAATTAATCGATGAAACTTTTATAATCAAACATAGAGAAAATGCATATAAACATTCTCCAATTCTTAAAACTGCAAAAAATGTATATTATATTGGTGACATTAGATATTTTACTTTTTTACAAAAAGTTTTTTATGATAAAAATATTATTATGATTTTTAATGAAAAATCAGGTATGGGGACTCAAATAGGGCTTTTAAGAAGGTTTGTAAATTATTATAATAAGCCAACATATTTTAAACATTTAAAAATACAAGATGACAATAAAATTATAATTCTTTATAAGAGAAATAAAGTAGAATTTCTTAATGTCTTTACAAAAAAAGATAATTTATATATTAATGATGTTGAGATAAAACCACATACATATATTAATAAATTTTTGAAAAATAATAAAATAGACGTGGCAAAATACATACCACGTTCTAATTCAAGAATATTATTATCAATAGTTAGTAAAATAATTAATCCAGTTTTTGGCTGTAACTGGGTAAAGGAAGAAATTAAATTTGACGATAAAATTGATTATTATTTAAACAAATACTTCAATAAAAATATTGTTAAATTATTAAAGGAAACATAAATGAGAATAGCATTATCCGGTGCCCAGAGTGTTGGAAAATCTACAATATTGAAGGCAATGAAAAAATTGCCTGAATTTAGTAATTACGAATTTGTAGAAGAAATTGTCAGAAATTTACATAAAAAATATGGAATTCAAATTAATGAACAAGGAAACGGAGACACTCAGTTGATGATTGCTAACGCTCATTATTTTAACGGATTCAAAAAGAATGTAGTTCTGGATAGGTGTATATTGGATTGTCTTGTTTACACTCACTTATTGGAAGATAACATTGAATATTGGATTTTTAACTATATACATAATCTATGGGAAAGGGAAATGGAAAAGATTGATTACGTCTTTTACTTTCCACCAGAGTTCAAAATAGTTGATGATGGTTTCCGGAGTTTAGATGAAGAGTTTCAACTAAAGACTCATGAAGTTTTTCACAACTATATTGGTCGAAATAATGTAACCAATGTACATACAATTATTGGAACGGTAGAGGAAAGAATGAAAAAAATAAAAGATATAATAGGAGTATAGAATTAAATGAGTTTACCCGACGTACAACAAAACACAACTGGATTTAAAAAGCTTCCAATAGAGAAAGTTGGAGTGAGAGGAATCAAAGTTCCCTTTCATATATTCCAGAAAGGTAATTCAAAAAGCTTCAGTACAATAGCAACAATTTCAAGCTACTGTAATCTTGTAGAAGATGTTAAAGGGATAAATATGTCTCGCATTAGCAGAGCAATTAATGAAGTGTTGCAGAGAAATAAAGATGGATTTACAAATTTAAATGATTTTGTATATGCGCTTCAAGAGGCTCATGGAGCAACTGATATTTATATTAAGGCAAATTTTGAATATTTATATGATACATTATCTCCAATTGAAAAGGTATCGTCAATAGAGCCGGTCAATATTACATTTGAGAGTAAACTAAAAGATGATAAATTATTCAACTACATTACAGTTAAAACTACTGAGATGTCATTATGTCCTTGTAGCAAAGAAATGTCATTATTAAAAAATAACCTGACAATGACTGAGAGTTTACTTATACAACATGCTCAATTTCCTCCGGTATTACTTAATAAAATAAACAATGCTGGCTTTGGAGCACATAATCAAAAATCTACAATTGAGGTTACATTTGAATTTATAGAAGGAAGAACAATGTGAATCGAAGATATAATGGAAATTATTAGAGAAAATGTATCATCTCCTACATGATCAACTCTTAAAAGAGGAGACGAGAAATATGTAACTGAAAGGTCTTATATGGGTGGGTATTATGATGAGAATAAGAAATTTGTAGATACTGGCGGTGGTCCAATGTTTGTAGAAGACATTGTTAGAAATATAGCTTTTGAATTAGATAAAGAATTAGATAACAGAATATTAGACTATTCTATTATAGTTAACAATCATGAATCTATTCATTCAGACGATATAATGGCTACTGCAATAATGACAGCAGGGCGAGAATTAAAATAAAAAAGTAGTTACTATTTTTTGTAATTTGCTTATATTATATATATATGTAAGATTAAAAAAATATAACTTGGAGGTTATTAAAATGAGAGAAAGAACACAGGTGCAGGATTTTAAAGCAGAAAGAAAGTTAAAATATGTAAGTTCACATGCAAATAAGATTTCAAAAGATGATATGCAGTTGATCTATAATGAACATGATATAGAAAAAAAGCGCACAATGGTTATTAAAATCATAAATGACTTCGCATACAAAGGTAAGCAAGCGCTTTTTTTGAAAAAAGTTAAAAGTACTAATAGTACTATAGGGCTAGATATAATAGCTTCAAATCTATACTTATTCGCTGAAGGACTTTATGTATAAGGTATATTTAGCAAGACTCGAAAGAGGTCAACTTCCAGGTTGACCTTATTGTGTATATAAAATAGGTATTACTCAATTTGATAATGCTCTTATACGATTACGATATGCAGGTGCTGATGAGCCCAATCCTATTATAAAAACATTTCCAATAACTAAAATTATAAAGACAATTACTGTTGAAAATGAAGATCAAGCATTAAAAATTGAAGCAGAGATCATGAAAAGAACTATTAATTGAGCAAAGGATAAGAGATTTCACAATTGATACGAACCAGATCAAGTATCTGGAATTACTGAAATGCGAAAATGAGATAGAGCAGAGGTTCGATATGTGACTCACTTAATGAATAATACTCAGTTAATACTCGAGGATAAAGAAGTTATATTTTTTAAAAAGGAACAATTAATAATGAAACAAATATTTAACATACATAATCATAGTACATTTTCAATACATGATGGAGTAGGTACTCCAGATCAGTGAGCAAAATATATCAGCGAAAATCCAGAGCAACATGTACAAGCAATATCATTATCTGAACACGGTACACTAAACGGAATGATGGAAACTTTTAATGCAGCAAAAAAATATAATTTAAAATATATGCCTTCGGTTGAAATATATCTTGAAGATAAATATAATTTTGATAATCCACGCGAAAATCAAAAAGGTCATCTTGTTTTATTTGGAGTAAACAAGAGAGGTTATGAGCAAATAATTCAAATTAATAATTTAGCTATTCAACGTGGGCAAATACTTAAAATGAGAAGCGGAAAGCGAGTTACTGTAGTTACATTAGATATATTAGAAGAAGTAATTAGAGACGAAAGAGGAAACGTAAAATGTTCAGGAGCTTGCGTTGGTGGATATTGGAATCTGCCTATTCTTAAAAATAACGATATTAGAGCTGCTCATGAAAATCTCATTAAAATAATGGAAATATTTGGTAAAGAAAATACTTATATTGAATACCAAGTATACTTAGATGATACGGATAAGCAACTTAGAGTAAATTGTGCTAATAAAATTTTTAAAGAGAAATATGATCTTAAAGCTATTGTAACTTCTGATGCTCATATAATTAAAAAAGACGATGTAAAATATCAAGCGGTTGCTGTAGCAATGGGTTGGAAAACAACATTGGAGCAATTTCTTAAAGTAGGCCATCTTCATTATTCAGTTTGGTTAAAAAATTCTGATGAGTTTTTTGAAGCATTGGAAATTAAAGAATTTGGAATAACAGAAGAGGATATGAGTGAAGCAATAAATGAAACGCTTAATATTTTTGATGAATTAGAAGAGATAGAATTATTTCAACCTCAAGTGTTCACATATCATAATAGTACAGAAGAAGAAAAATTACAAAAGTTTTCTGATCTTGTTTATAGTGGCTGGAATGAAAAAATAGATGGTATTATTCCAGTGGAAGAGCGTACACAATATATGGAACGTTTAGCTTATGAAACAAAATTATTACGCAAGAAAAATTTTATTGACTATTTTTTAGCTGTAAGTGAAATTGTTGAAGAGGGTAGAAAACAAGGAATTGTATTTGGTGTAGGTCGTGGCTCAGCAGCTTCAAGTTTGGTTTCCTATTTGTTAAATATTACTAATCTAGATCCAATAAAATATAATTTGATTTTTGAAAGATTTATTAGTGAAGATAGAATTGATTATCCTGATATTGATGTAGATTGCTCAAATAGAGAAGATCTAATAAATATTATTCAAAGTCTCTATCCAAATAGTGACGTTACTGTTGTTGCTAATAAAAGTAAGTTAGGTCTCAAAAATTTAATTAATTATATGTTTAAGGTTTTTAATATTACATATCCAAAGAAAGACTATGTTTCTTCTGGATACTACTTTTCAGATTTAGTTGACAAATATAATCTTGATCAATATGATGTTGATTCGTTTATGGAATTAGCTGAAGTAGAAGATTTAGAACAACATTTTAATAATAAATTTCCTAACTATAATCTTCACTATATGTTTAACTTATTAATTAAGAACCTATCTAACATAGGTATTCATGCAGGAGGAGTTTGTATTCTTCCTAAGGGACAAAGTATTGTTCCTCTGACACCTGTAGCAAATGATAAATATGCGCATGGCTCTGGCCATTCTGAATCTGGTAATTACAG